TATATATCTATATAGATACTATTGCTAACTTATAATTACTTGATTATCAATAAGTTATAAATACTAATTTATACCATGCATGGAATAGATTTCGCTATTTATTTGCTATATTTATACCATGCATGGAATAGATTTCGACATTTCCTAGAGTAATATATTTTTATGTTAAACTTAATACTATTATTGTTATGACTTTTAAAGAAGATTTTAAACCTACTAAAGTTTATAATAAACTTGTTAATGATGTTTGTTATAATGCTGATTGTTTAGAAGAATTTGAAAAACAAAGACTTGTTGTTGCTAATCCTTTTAGTTATAATAAAAGTGCTAGAACTGGTATAGTTGCTGAATTTGATAATGGTTATCATCTTAGTAAAGAAGTTGGTATTAAACGTAATTTTGTTACTATTGGTATGAGAGTTTGGGATATAATAAGAAAGAATAAATATGCTGTTATTATTTCTTTTATTGGTTATATTGCTGAAAATATTAAATTTAATAGTAATGTTATTTATATTTCTCATGATTTAATTAAAGGTTATGGTTTAGTTAAGCCTAATTATAGAGATTATTATAATGCTATTGCTTATCTTGAAGATGAAAATATTATTAAAAGAACTAATTTACAAAATATTTATGTTGTTAATCCTATTTATATATTTAGAGGTGATGTTAACAAACTTATTAATATTATTAGTGAAGCTAAATTAATAAAAACTTTTGATGATAAAGATAGACTTATAGTTGATAAGTTTGTTTTATTTAAAAATGATACTGATAAAGGTATTGTTATTGCTAATAAAGATTTGTATGCAACTGAAGTTGTAGATATTGGTGAGGACTGAATTAAATGCGATGATAAAAATGATGATAATTATAAAGATGAGGGCGAATATAATGGAAATAATGAAGATGAAGGTAATAAAGGTAACGATAATGAAAATGAAATGAAAAGTTATAATGAGAGTGATAGTGAAAATGATAGTAATGGTAATAATTAGAGTGAAAATAGTGTATATTAATGTTTTGATGAGGCTAGTGAGTATAAGGGGTGGGTCATTAAATTGGACTTGACTACCCCCGTCAAGTTCTAGGAGAAAGTAATAATAATTAAAAAGAGGAAAATTAAAGTGATGAATATGGTGAAAATGATGTTGAAGATAATAGTGAAGAAGGTAATAATAAAGTGTATAAATATAATAGTAATGATGGTATTGAATGTAATAGTAATGATGGTATTGAATAGGAAAGTGAAGATATTGAATATGAAAGTGAAGGTAATGGTATTGAATGTAATATGTATTAGTGTGATATGTATTAGTGTGATATGTATTGAATGTAATATGTATTGAATGTAATATGTATTAGTGTGATAGTGAGGCTAGTGAGCATAACCCCCGGTCATGTTAAACTTGATTGACTACCCCCGCCTAAAGTTGATAGAGTTAATGATAATCCTGCTCATTATCAACATTAAATACATTGAGATTATTCATCTCATTACATTACTAACTATTAATACCAATCATTATGAAAACAAACAAACCATTACTGTTAGTTGCTATCATACTGATGATGCCAGCTATCATACTAGCATTGAAAGTAGAACCAACTAGTGATGAACAAATTACTGCTGTTATATTTGGAATACTATCGGCTATTGTTAGTTATCTTAGTAGAGATTAATCTCTACTAGATGATGCTGCTCATTATCAACATTAAATACTTTGCAGTTGAAACGAAAACAACTGTCAGTAATGCTACTGATTAGCGTAATTAAATACTTAATAGTCATGCCAGACGTTAAAGATTTTGCACAAGCTGTACAAGGTGGTGCTGCTGCTCCCGAGAATGTTAACGTAGTTAATCCAACTACTAGTGTTAACCAACCTGTTAAACCTACTGTTGATACAGATAACCAAAATTCTGCGCAAGTAGAAACCATTGATGATGTTGTTAGACGCATCTGTACTGATGGTCATAGTTATGTAATGACTACTGTCATTACTAATATTGATTGTCAAGAACGTACAGGTCGTAATGGCAATTCTTATCTCAATGCGTTTGTTACTATTGCTAGTCCTGTCAAAGGTGCTCAAAGTATGCCTGATGGTACACATCGAATGGGTATGCTTGGTGCTATTCAGATGCCATTCAATCAGATACTGCTTGTAATGCGCAAAGACAAGTTCTACGGTAGATTTGTCAACTATGTTGGCGAAGCTGCTGAAGCTGGTTTTGCTAGTATGTATCTGACTGGTGTTGCTGTCAAAGTTCTTTGCCAGTTTGTACCTGCTGGTGTACAAGACCGTAATCCATTTACTCGTAAAGACAATCTTTACAATGTTGTGGATTATGATAGATATGTATATCATATTGTAGGTATCGAACAACCTGCTGACCCTGTTCTTGTTGGTGCATATAATGTACTTATCAAGCAGATTATGGAGGACGCTCGTGCCGTCATTGCTGCCAAGCGTGAGGCTAAAGCTAAAGCAGCTAGTTTTGTTGCTACTGCAATGAATGATGACGACATGCCGTTCTAATGAACATAGTGCTACTGACCTTCGGGTTGGTAGCACTGATGTTATCAACAATAGTTTTGCTGATGCTGTTGTTAGTGTTCAACATGGAAATGCTCATCATCAACATTAAATAGATTGCAGCAAGCGAACTTAACAGTCTGATAAGTCTTATCAGTCATGAACTAGCTGCAAGTTCTGATAAGTCTTATCCTAATATTAAACATTATGAAAGTACATCGTATTATTACTACTATTGAAGTTGAGAATGATAATTCTATTACTTCTATTGAACTTACTAAACTTTATTCTACTAATGGTGATATTCATCCCGTTATTACCAATTTAACTACTAATGGTAGTGCTGATGATATCAAACAAGTATATGCTGTTGTTGATGATTGTAGAGGTCTTATTAACAATAAACTAAAAAATATCGTTTATAGTCTTAATAATTGTCTTAATTGTCATGAATGTAATGAAATTACTGATGAATAACTATTGTAAATTTTTTTCTATAATATATATATATATACGAAGTATATTATATATATATATTATACCCTAGAATCATCGCATGATATTGATACTGATATTGCTATTAGTAATGATAAGACTAATTATGTTAGTGAACTTAGAACAACTCATCTTGTGAAACAAGATGATGTTGGTATGACTGTCGTGGTGGGTGCTGATATTGATATTAATCATGGAGATTTACTCTCATAACAAAAAGTTATAGAGGTGAAATTAGAGGTGACTAGAGGTATTGAATGTGGAGAAAGAGGATATGGAGATGAAAGTGGTGAATGTGGATTTCGTGGAGAATGAGATGGTGGAGTTGGATGTGGTTCAAATAGGGTTAAATTGAGGTTGATGGTGGAGATGGATGTGGAGATAAACCTCAAACTACCCATACTAACAAGCCTACTCCTACTAACATTCTTCCTAATCAATCTAAACCTATTGTTCCAATTCCCTCTTTCTCCAATTCCTCTCTTTCCCTCTTATAGCTTTTCGTTATACCTCCTACAACTTCTCGTTATACTATCATAATCTCTAGTTCCAGCATTATAACCTCTAGTTATATCACTATCAGTTTCAGTCATAGCATCATCATCATTATCATCTCATTGACGTTCGTCATGACGATTAGTCATACAATCGTTATTAAGACTAGCTCTAACAATACTATCAAGTCTAATAAGACTTCTAGTCATAATGACCAATAGCATTAGTTCTAGCTAATAATAGCTCTACTAGTAGTATTAGTATTATAATGACTATTAAACCTAGTCTTAATAGTAATATTAATATTAATCAAACTAATATTGCTAATACTGATATTGATTATGTTCTCTATACTCTTTATACTCTTGATGTTGATTATGTTTATTATATTCGTTATATTTATGATGTTGATTATATTCTTTCTCATTTAAATTCTATTGCTATAACTATTTTAGTTATTTTAATGCAGCTATTGATTATTAGTTAGAATTATAATATAAATAAATTATAATATATTTGGAGTATTAAATTTAATCGTTATATTTGTTGCGTTAGTCAGTAGAATAATATTGCTACTGATAATAATATTAATCTTAAACTTATAAGTGTTATGGTAAATTTTGATAATGTTACTAGTAATGTTCAATCTAAGCCTAGAAAGAAAACTATGGCTGAAAGTTTAGAAGAAGCTAAACAAGAAGGTAGACTTGTTGTTCCAGAAGAAGATAAACAAGAAAATGCTGTTATTAGTACTGAAACTATTCAATCTAAGTCTGATAAACCTAAGAAAAAGAAGAAAGTTAAAGTTAGAAAGGATGGTGAACAAACTGTTACTGTCAGTCAAGAAGATAATGATTTTAAAGATGCTAAGACTGATAAGCGTGGTGTTCCTGTTGGAATTAATGTTCCTCAGCATATTCTTGATGTAGTTTGTATTGTTAAGTTTAATGCTGCTTTTAGACGTCATACTTCTCTTAATATTCTTCATACTTTAGAAGATGATGGAAGAATATATAACTCTAAAGGTGCTTATGTTGATTTTCTATGGAATAAGTTTAGAGTTACTGCTGATGGTGGTCTTCGTAGAGAATATAGATATACAGATGATTTATTCATTGATGCTCTTGTTAAAGCTCATGCTGATGTAGCTACTGATAATCAAAAGGTTATTAATAGTATGATTGATACAGAAGCTGAACTTAATAAAGCTAAATCTCCTGATTAACTAAGTTTGTAGTATAGACTCCCCGTGGAGGATGATAGTGTTGTTGAATTAGTTAAAGCTAGTCTTCATTTGCTATTCATTTTTATCCATTTTGTTACAGGGTTTTATATTTGTTTGTTTAGAGTTAAATACATTGATGATAATCATCCTCTACTCGGAGTTTATTTTAAATATATTATTATGGAAAGAACTGATATTTATTTTGTTGAAGATGATACAAGTTTCAATAATAATGTTGAAGGTGTTGAAATTCATGCAGAATGTTTAAGTCAAGATTATGACGATATTGCTTGGGAACCAACAGTTGATGATACTCCTGCTGTTGATCCTGAAAATGATATTTTTGGTTATTACGATTAATTAAATGTTTGTATTATTAATTATAATGAAATTTTTGCAAGTTGTATTATGTCTGAATTACGTAACGAAGCTGATTTATCAAAGAGTTGTGAATATTGTAAAGAATTAGCTGATTTTAGTGAAGCTATTAAAGGTAAAGGTTTATCTAGTAAAGAATATGCTCTAGCTATTAATTTATTTAGTTTTGTTTATAGAGAAAAACATCATGTTGAATCTTTTGGTAATACTAGAGAAAGTGTTGTTGAATATGCTCTTGATAATTTTCAAATAGATTGGTTAGTAAGACGTTGGGATAGCGTAATTAAATCTAAGGATGAACTTAAAAATGTTATTGCTGTTCTTCCTCAAAGTTTTAAAAATATTATTGTTGATATTGTTGATACGCAATCTCTTATTAATCATAATATTGCTGAACATCTTATTAAAACTTCTGAAGAAGAATCAATTGAAATAAGTAAGATGCTTATTCCTACTACAGATAATGAAAATAAACTTAAACACTTTACTGAAAATGAACTTATAGAAGAACTTAAACGTAGAGAAAAAGAACGAATTGCTACAAAATAATTAATAATCCCATTTTAGATACTATGGTCTGTGAAGATAGTAGTATTATTTCACTTGCTGATGATGGAGGAATTGAACTCCGAAACTATAATATTTATCCGTTTTAATCTGGTTAAAATTGTGCTAATAGCATGGTCTGTGAAGATAGTGCTATTGATAATTATTATAGTCCAAGTGTGTTGTGTTTTAGTCGTATAATACTTTTTGGTTAAGTATTTGGTGTTAATATTTTAGTTATTATTAATTGTGAAATTAGTAATAATAGTGATTGTGTAAACTCATATGTTATTTGTGCCTAGCTTTGTCTGTGAAGATATTGCTAGGCTTTTTAGTATGTATATATTATTAACTTTAAACATATAATTAAAATGGATAATTTTGATGAAATTATTTTTAATGGTCTATTAGATAGATACATTGAAGAACAAGCTAAGTTTGAAAAAGGTCAAGTTGTGTATATGGAATATACATATCAATATCATAATCAAACTAAACTTGGTGTTTGTGTTGGCATTGTAACTGGCGTTGGGGTTACTAAAGCTGAACGTACAATAGGCAATAATAAATATATTGATTATCCTATTGTATATACTGTTACTCATGCTAAAGGTGTAAGTTATAATGTTAGTGAATGTAAACTTGGTTCTGTATCTGAACATATTCTTAAAGAACGTCTTAAACGTGATGGTAAGAATAATGAACAGAATAATGAGGCTGAACAGAATGGCTAGTTATTCATAGTCTGAACATGTTCATGGATATAATTCTTTTGCCCTCTGTTGAACTTTTATATATAATCTGATTAATCTATCACGATTAATATTGAGTTCAATACAGGGCAAAAGAACTAGCTAATAAATGTTAAACTAAAAATTTAATACAGTTTTGTTATGAATTATGTTGCTTATAAACAAATTGATGGTACTATTACATCTGGATTTAAAGTTAAACTTTATGATATAGTTACTTTGAATACTGGTTATTGGAAAGATAAACTTGCTATTGTTCTATATATTAATGAAGATAAAAAACAAATTAAAGTTCGTATTATTGAATGTGGTATAAACTTAACTCTTAAAGTTAAAGATGTTCAATTTGTTAATCATAATAATAGAACTGCTGCTCGTTCTTATATTGATTTATGTAATAAACTATCTAAAACCTTTCGTGATAAATATACTGATAAACATTATATAAAAGATAATTGGTTTACTGATAAGTTTATTATTAATGATGTAACTGCTAATACAATTGCTAAAGGTATTGGACAGTATATTACTAATGAAGATAGTGAGAAATATTCTGTTAGTGCTATTATTTGGCTTAGTGATATTAAAGATTATATAGATGCTTTATTTAAATATGGTGATTTTGATTTTGTTGCTAAAGCATTTAGAATTTATAATATTACTGATACTAGATTTGAACTTATTCGTAAACTTTATCATTATTTTTATGATTGAAAATGTTTCTCATTTTATACTTGGTATGATATTTGGTTTATCTGTATATCTTTTTATAAGAATTACCATTGTTAGTAAAAACTAGATAGACTTATTAGAGATATTAATGATACTCAAAATTGGATTAGAAAGATTCAAATTGATATTTGCGATATTAATAAACAATGGGAAGTTAAAAGAGATAGAGATAGAAATAGACTAGATAGAATTGAAGATAGAATTGGTAAACTTGCTAGTGATTTTAATGATATTATTAGAAAGAAAGTTTAATGACTAGCTTGCTTCCATCCTCTACGGGGGGTCGCCACGGAGCGTAGCGTAGTGGCTCTACTAATCTAACTATTATTGAATTTATTATAGTTTTAACTATTAAATATAATTGTTTTATTAATCTTTAAAAATGTAAAGTACTTATGAAAAAGTATGATGAAGTTTCTGTTGTTCGTCAACTTAATAATGTTGGCGCTGTTATTGGAATCAATCCTGCTAGTAAAGTTATTAAAGTAGCTAAGAATAGTTCTATTGGTAATGGAACTAGTGGTAAGATTGATTTTCTCACTCATTATTGCGGTTATCATGTTGAGATTGTTGATGTTATTCAACAACAAAAAGAACGTGATGAAGAAATTGCTGCTAAGAAAGCTGCTAAAAAGGCTGCTCGTAAAGCTAAGTTTGCAGAAGATAATACTTTTAAAGGTATTATTCGTGCTGTTGATAAACGTATGCGTACTATTAAAAGAAAATAGTATGCTATGGTTAGCTTTAAATTCTCATTTGGGGTTGTAGGTAAATCCAAAGAGAAAGGAATAGTCAATAAATATGTTATTATAGTTGCTAAATGTGAAGGTATTATTAGATATATTGATGGTACTTATAAAGTAGAATACAATGGCAAACTATATAGCATAACTGGTGAAAGTTACAGAACTAAAGGAAAGAAAGTTATTTATGCTAGAAGACTAGATAAATATAATCATAGAATTAAAATTATAAGAGATAGTGAAAATAGAAAAACTGTTGATACTAGATTTTATATTCCTTTTGCTGCTGGACTTATAGCTAAAGGTAAAATTGTTAAAATGCCTTTTGCTAAGGAACTATTTCATATTACTACGTGTTATAATCGTGGTGATAGTGAATCTACTATTTTAGCTTTTCAAGAATGGAAAGAATATGAAGATAAAGTTAAAAATAATCTTATTGATGTAAACAACGAATTGGAATGATTAGTAAACTAGAAATAGCTAATACTCCTAAGAAAGACAATAATATTACTTTTACTAAAGACCAAGAAATTGCTGTGCATAAACTTATTGAGTTTCTTGCACAGCCTTGGGATGATAAAAAGTTTATTAATGCTCTTTGTGGTGCTGGTGGTACTGGTAAAACTTTTGTTATTAAACATGTTATTAATAATTGTAAATGGTCTAGTAGTGTTATAGGCTGTGCTGCTCCAACTCATAAAGCTTGTAGAGTTCTTAGTAGTTCTATTGGTAATAAAGAAGTTAATACAATACAATCTGTATTTGGTTTTAGACTTGATGTTGATATTGAAAATTTTGACCCTGAAAATCCTGCCTTTAATCCTGTTGGAAAAGATAAACTAGATGGTCTTAAAGTTTTAATTATTGATGAAGCTTCTATGCTTAATGCTAAACTTGTTAAGTATATTAGTAATAGATGTAAAAAGCTTCAAATTAAAATTATAATGCTCGGTAAAGCTATTGCCGAGTTAAAATTCTTCTAATTGCTGGAAACTCGTGAAGATAATAGTGCTACAACATAAGATGAAAATCTAAGTGTGAATGCTCGAAAAACTATTATTATATGACAATCAGCAGCCAAGACTACTCATTATGTTGTGAAACATGATAATAGTAAGGTTCATCGACTATCTCGTAAGAGAGTAGATTTTATTTAAAATCGAAACGGAGAAAGTTGTATATTATCAATTTTATCCATATCTTTATAATGTAATTTTAAATTTTAAAGATATGGTAAGTTTTAAATTTAATACTAGTAAAGTAGCTAATTTTACTACTGATGTTCCTAGTAAACATGGTTTTCAATTAAAAGATTTTAAAGAAGAAAAAGAAAAATATATTAATCTAATTGATATTACAACTAAGATATAGTCAGGCTTATAATGAAAGTTATAAGATTACGGATAGTTCTCAGCTTCCGCCTGTTAATGAGAAAACTAGTCAAGCTTTTCTTATTGCTAGTAATACTTATTATCTTAAAGAAGTTGTTAGACAAAGAAATAATAATCCTATTGGTAAACTTCTTAAACTTCTTCGAGAAGATATAGAAAATAAGAATACTTGGAAGTTTCTTGATTATATATCTAAAAATAAACAAGAATATAATGAAAAAACTGAAGGATATTATGTTTGTGGTCAAGCTGAATTTTCTGAAATAATTGATACTTGTTTTAATGATGAAGCTTATACTAAAGATATAGATATGTATCGTATTATAGCTTATACTAATAATCGTGTTGCTACATGGAATAATTATGTTAGACATTCTATTATTAAAGATGCTGATAAAAGTTTGATTACTAGTAATGACTTAATAATGAGTTATACTACTGTTGTTAATATTTTTAATGATATTATTATTAATAATAGTGAAGAATATATTGTTAAAGATATTGTTGATACAATTGATAATGATTATGAGTTTAAAGGATTTCTTATTAAGTTTCAAGCTATTCATGGCGGTGCTATAACTCAACCTTTATTTGTTATTGACCATTATGATAACTATACATTTCAGATGTATTATAAGAAGTTGACTAGTCTTATTGATGATGCTAAAAAAGCTAGTAGTTCTGAACGTGGAAGTAAATGGAAACAATATTTTGATTTTAAACGTAAATATCTTATCGCTTCTAATATTACGAATAGCAATGGTAAGATTTTATTTAGTAGAGATTTAGATTATGGTTTTGCAATTACTTCTCATAGAGCACAAGGTTCTACTTATAAAAATGTATTTGTAGATATTAATGATATGATTTATGATAAATATGGTCATCCTTATACTAATAGAGATGAAATGCTTCGTAGATTGTATGTTGCTTGTTCTCGCGCTAGTAATCAATTAGTATTATCTTATGGCAAGTAAAACTGTTGACGAATATCCTGATTGTGAAAGATGCCCAAATCGTATATTTAATACAGGTAAATATATACAAGGTGGTAGAGGAAGTATTCATGGAGATATTGTTTTCCTATTTCCTAGAGGTGATAGAAATTATTGTGAAGGTTATCAATTATTTACTGATATTGGTAATCTTTATGATGAATATTCTGGACGTAATAACATTGAAGATGTATATATGACTTATAGTATTAAATGTGCTTGTTCTAATAATTATAACACATATCTTACTGCTATTGATAAATGTCGTAATATTCTATGGAAAGAATTAGCTAGAATTAATTATAAGTATCTATTTATATTTGGTGATGCTTATCTTAGTATTAGTAATAATCATATTCCTAGATTTATGGCTACTGGCGGTAAGTATATATTTAATAATTATTCGCCTCTTGTTAAATTTAAAGATGATAATCTTTATCATATGTTTAAACAGCGTTTTGCTGATGATGTTAATTGGGTTACTAAAAATAGAAATAATTATGGTATAATATAAATGATTAATTGTATAGCTTATGATGTTGAAGTTTTAAGAAATTTCTTTTCTATTACTTTTGTTAGTATTAATAGTTATCTTAAAGTTTTTAAAGATTGTGTTAATACTGATAATAAAGCTATTCCTTTAGTTCAAAAACTATCTGTTGAAGAAATTAAGGCTCGTCTTAAAACTGTTGAAAAACATAGTTTTCATATAACAGATAAAGATGATAGTCAATTACTTTCTATGATAGGTTATATTAATAAAACTAGATGTTATAAGGATTCTAATGGAAATATTATTCGTACTGACTTGTATGGATTTAATAATTTCAATTATGATAATCTTATGATTGCTGCTTTACTTAGTTTTTATATGCGTACGAATAGTACGAAAGAACTTATTAATAAGTTATATGAAACTAGTAAAACTATTATTTCTAGTCAAGATGATAAAGATAAATTTAAAACTGATTTTTATCTTAATAGTCTTAGAAAATATAAACTACCATTTACAGGTGTTGATGTAATGCGTATATTTGCTCTTAATAAAGCAAGTGTAGTTGTAGATAGTAAAACTGGTGAACGTAAACCTGTTCCTAAAGGTTTAAAGCAAACTTCAATTAATCTTCAATGGTATGAACTTCTAGAATATGAACTTTCTGATATTAATGAAGAAGAAGCTGAACTATATAATGAAATTCCTAGTCTTAAAGGAATGAATGCTAAACAGCTTAATAAACTAGTAGATAAATGGGATAGATTTATTCTTGATGAATATATTGAACCTATGATGTATTATAATCTTAATGATGTTTTCATTGTAGCTGAAATAGTTCGTCTTTATCCAGAAGAAATTAAATCTCGTTATGCTATTAGTAAAGCATATGATGTTAATGTTCTTAATTCTAGTCGTAGTAAAACTGCTGATATTCTTTTTGAGAAATTTTATAGTAAATTTAGTGGTCTTGCTCCTGAACAATGGAAAGGTAAGAAAACTGAAAGAACTGCTATGAGTTTTAAAAAGGTTATTTTTCCTTTTATTAAGTTTAAAACTAAAGAACTTCAAGATTTACTTGATAAACTTTATAAAACTACTATTTATAGAGTTAATAAAGATGCTTTTAGTGAGAACGTTAAAATTGGAGATATAACTTATACTCTTGCAACTGGAGGTTTACATAGTCAAGATGTTCCTATGGAGTTATATTCAACTACTCCTTATGGTGATTACTTAACTCCATCCTCCACGGGGGGTAAACCTTTTACCATTTATCATTTTGATGTTGCTAGTTTTTATCCTAGTATAATAGGTGTTCATAAAGTTGCTCCTTCTCATATTGATACAAATGCTTTTTGTAATTTAATTAGTTGGATGAAACAAAAACGTGTTGATGTGAAACATAGTGAGGAAGAATACATAGATGGTATTGCTAAAGATATTCTTGCTTTAGTTTTAAAGATTGTCATAAATAGTATTTATGGTAAACTTGGATTTGAAAAAGGAGATTTATATGACCGTCTTGCTGTTCTTAAAGTTACTGTTAATGGACAACTTATGCTTCTTATGTTATGCGAGGCTCTTGAACTAGATAATATTCATATTATTAGTGCAAATACTGATGGTATTATGGTTAAAGTTTATATTGACCAAGAAGATAAATTTAAAGAAATTACTACTTGGTGGCAAAATATTACTGGTATGCAAGCTGATAGCGATGTTGTTCATAGTCTTATAGCTCGTGATGTTAATAATTATATTACTCAATTTAGGTCTAAAGGTAAGCTTAAAATTGAATCTAAAGGTGCTCTTAATCCTATGATGTATTCTTTAGATTTAACTAAAGGTTATTCTATGCCTATTGTTGCTCAAGCTATTGAAAACTATTTTCTTAAGAATAAACCTGTTATGGATACTCTTCAAGAAGCTACTAATATTCTTGACTTTTGTCTTACTCAAAATGTAGGTAAACAATTTCATGTAGAAGAAACTAAGATTGAAAATGGACAAGTTACTCATGCTATTTGTCAAAGATATGTTAGGTTTTATGTTTCTAATAGAGGTTATATTATTGAGAAAGTTCATAATGATAATGGTTCTCGTAGTAGAATGGCAGCTGGTTCTGTTGTAACAGTTATTAATAGTCTTGATGATAAAGATATTTCTCTTAGAGATATTAATTTTAAATTTTATTATCAAGAAGCTATGAAGATTATTAATCCTATTAAACTTAAAATTTCTCCTAAAGGTAAAGGTAAAAGTAAAATTAAAAAATATAGTGGTATGTATAATCCTATTTTTAATGAAGATGATTTTGGATGAGAAATATAGTTGAAGAAACTTATGATAGACTAATTAATAAATGGGGTTCTAAAGAATATAAAGGTATTGGAACTATTAATTGTGTTCCACCTGTTGATTATTGTGAAATTATAAGTAGAATTATTAGTCTTATGAGAAATAAGAATGATAATATTAAAATACTTATTGTTACAGATAATTGGAAAAGAAGAACTGAAATTGTTGATGGTCTTAAAAATCATAATATAAATATAGATACTATTAATATTCTTACTCATACTTATGTTAATAGTAGATATAATTATAATTATGATATTTCTATTGTTGTTGGAGTTAACGAATGGAATTTATCTTGTAATACAGTTTTTAATCATGCTAGATTTAAACTTATGATTTTAACTGAAAAAACTATTGATACTTCTACGTTAACTAAGATTTATAATAATATTCCACCTATTAATAATATTCTAAATTCTAGTGGTATGCGAGCTATACTCCCCGTAGAGGAACACAGAGAGCCAATTTTATTTACTAGTCAAGAAGATATTACTAATTACGATAAATATACTGAATTTATTACTCAGACTATTCAAGTATTTGGTAATCTTGATAATATTAAATGTGCTCGAAATGGTACTCAAGACGGACGTAGTGCTATGCAATATATTACAGAAATAGCTGAGTATAATGGATGGAGTAATAATATGGATATGACTAATCCTTTTAGTGAACAAATTGATGAATGTTATAATCCTCTTGTTCTTGCTGAACGAGTTAAGACTTTTTATAATATTGTTCGTGAACGTATGCTTATATGTTCTGATAATGTTTGTAAACTAGATAGAATTGTCGAGATTGTTAAAGATAATCCTGATAAGAAATTTATTATTATTAGTAAGAGAGGAGAATATGCTGCAACTATTACTAAATATATTAATGATAAATTAGGTGAAATATGTGGTGATTACCATGATAAGATTGATGATAAAGTTCTAGTTGATTCTAATGGTATTCCAGTTTTATATAAGACCGGAAGCCAAAAAGGTAAGCCTAGAATCATCAAATCTAAGGCTATTTCCACGCTGAATTTGAAGGCTTTTAATGATGGCTTATTAAGAGTATTATCCATAAAAAATAGTTCAAATACGGAGCTAGAAACAAGCGTAGACGAATGGATAATAACCTCACCATTATGCGATACAATAGATGAACTTATATATAGATATAATGGTATTAATTGTAATCAATCAAAACTTAAAGTACATAAACTTTATATAAGTGGAACTATTGAAGAAGCTGCCTTAAAGAAAGAAAAGTTATCACCTAATCATCAGATTATAGAAACTGTTAATTCTAACATTTGTGCTCAAAATTTTGATGATATTATTTGTTAGTATAAATATAATAGTTACATTTGTAGTGTAATCAAAATCGCTCTTTGATGTAATGGACGAAGAAAAAGAAATTAAAGTTAATGATACTGCTGTTACTACTAGTAATAATGGTATTGAAAAACACAATGGTATTCAACATACCAATGCTGCATATCAGTTAAATTATATGAGTGAAGCTGAAATTGCAGGTCTTGAACTATTTCTTAAACGTGTTATGCGTAGTGATAAATGTGGTATTAAGTCTATTGAAGATGGTCTTGCTATTGCAATGCGAGCTAAAGACCTTAGACTTCCATTTTCTACTTGTATTGAACATATTCATGTAGTTCAAGGTAAAACAGGTGTTGATGTCCATATTATTAAGGCATTACTTGTCAAAGGCAGCGTGAGTTGGGAAAAAATAGATGATTATCGCGCTCTGTACGAATATACAGATGGCTTTAATGCTTATGATGAAGATAAACTTCCTCAAGACTGTATTAAGTGTCTTACTCCCAAAGAGGCACAAACTAAAAATACAGAAGATAAAGAACATGAACATATATATGTTTATCCTGTTAAATATTATAAAGATTATAATGGTAATGTATATAAAGAATATCAGCTTAATGGTAAGTTTGAAATAGCTACTAATCCTGCTGAAGCTAAACAAATTGCTTCTACTGGTAAAGTTCCTGTTTATAGAATACCTGCTATTCCTATTGATTATATTACTCGTTATCGTTTTTATCGTAAGATTGGTGGACGTGATATTATTGCTGAGGGTGAGTTTACTTATAAAGATGCTATTGTTGCAGGATGTTTTGAAAAAGATACTTATAAGAAATATCCTAAGATAATGATTAGTCATAGAGCATTTGTTTATGGTGCTCGTGAAATTGCTAATGATTTAATTATGGGCTGTCTTAGTACAGAAGAATTAAAGACTATGCAAGGAATTGATTTGAGTAATGAAGATATTATTGATATTACTGAAATTCAATGACATGAACAAGATAGAGATTTTATTATTAAACAAAACAGTTGTAAAACTGATATTATTAACTTTTAAAATTTAAGTAAAATGAAAGATTTTAGCAAAGGTTTAAGTTTTGGTATGGGTATTGTTAATGCTGGTCAAAGAGCAGTTAGTGAAGAACCTGAATTGGTAGTTGTTTCTACTCCCGGTAGTTTCCGTATGACTGCCCAAGTTTCTAAAGCTCTCGGCATTGCACATGGTGAATATGTAATGTTCATTAATAACTGTGCTAATATTGATAACGCTATTATCAATAAAGTACCCGAAGTTGTCGCTTTCTGTGAAGAAAAAGGTTTGGATGTTGATTCTCCCGAAGCTGCTATGGCTGTTCATGCTGAATTTGATATTTGGGCTTTAGCTAAAGGTATTGCTGAACTTGATAAAAATGGTAATCCTTGTACTACTCGTATTCGTATGACTAAGAACGATAAAATTAAGTATGTTAATACTTATTTTAATGAAACTCTTGAAGGTGCTTTAGCTTCTTCTAATGAAGAGTTAAAAGCTGTTCTTACTCGTGAAGGTATTACAGAAGATGAACAAAAAGAACTTTTGATTAGCTGTATTCAGGGCGATGAAGTTGCTAAAGTTAAAGGTTCTAAATGTGCTAATACTGCTGCTTTGTCTGGTATTGGTGTAACTCTTAACTTTACTGATTCTAACGTATGGAAACAGTTGAAGTCTAATATGACCGATGAAGAAGCTACTTCTAAGAATCGTGTTTACGCTGTTGATATTGACAATTTGCAAGAAGCTGTTGTTAATAACGGTCATAAAGATGTAGTTGTTAAGATTGCTTTGCTTACTGAATATAAAGACGAAGACCCTATTCGTATTGGTAAGAAAGGTGAAGCCGAAAAGACTGAGAAATAATAAATCTTCGTCCTAATATTATAGTATTTTGAACATAGAGCCGTATTATTAGTAAACCTAATGATACGGCTTTTATTTTATCTAATAATTCTTTTAATTACTTTAATTATGTCGACAGAAAAAGAAATTAAGAATGAAGCTGCTGTTGCAGCAAGTGCTGAACAAACTGCTAATGCAGAAGTACAAACACCTAAGAAACGTAAAGGTAGAGGTATTAATAATGAATTACGTGATGTAACTCGTAAGAAATTTGATGAACGTACTGATTGTAATAAAGCTAATGGTTTATTCATTGGACATCTTGAAGATGTTAAAGTTGATTGGACTACATTGAAAGATGATGTTCAAGGTATGCCTTCATTTGCTGGTATGAGTATTCCTTATCTTACATTTACTTTTGCTAGTAATCATGAAAATATTAACGAGCGTCGTTATGTAACTCAACGTCTTCTTCCTGTTGAAAGTAATGTTGAAACTATTCCTGGAGCTAAAAGTGCTTGGAAAGTTGATAACATCTTCCGTTTTATGAAACATATTTATAATGTTTTTGTTCTTAAAGGACGTGATTTAACAGAAGAAGAAATTGATGCTCTTACTCTGCCTTTTGAAGACTTTGATGAAAACATGCAATATGTTCCTGTTGAACCTGAAGAAGTTATTGCTGGTTATAAAATTGTATTTGAGAATTATGTTAAGTTACTTAATAATAATGGTAAACCGGTTTATAAAGATACCAAAGGTAAGCCTATTACTATTTGGATGAAACTTCTTCGATTCATTAAGAATGATGGTAAATGGCGTGCTGTCGTTGGAAGTAAATCTTCATTTGGTGATTTAGGATTTCCTACATTTATCAACGATGGAGTAATTGAACTTTATAAAGAACAAACTGCTCCTAGTCTTCACATTGACCCTTATAAGGAAAGTATAGTTTATAAGCAATCTGCTGAACAAGCTAAACAACCTAATGTTGCAATGCCTGGTGTTAATGTTATGCCTGGTGTTCAACCTGCTTCTTCTATGAATCCTGTTGGTGGATTTAATGATAACGCAGGTTTCAATCCTTTTGGTGGTGGAGATGATGCTGCTGGTGCTTTTGTTAATCCAACAAGCGATTTACCATTCTAAAAATTAAAGTTAGTTAAATAGTTGTATATAAGAGGATTAGGTACTAATTTAGTGCCTAATCCTCTTTTTTTATATGTTCACGATAAAGGTCAAATTAAGTATATTATGAAAAGAAATATTGGAAATACTATTTTAACTAAAGATTATATTTTCTCTAAAGTTAGTCAAATAACTATTTTTAGTACCTATACTGGAATTAGTATTGAAGATATTCAACATTGTATAGATACTGGAGAATTTATATCTAGTCCTTTTCGTGAAGATACTCATCCTAGTTTTGGTTTTAGATATGATAATAGAAATAAACTTAAAGGAAGAGATTTTGCTGGATATTGGTGGGGAGATTGTATAGATGCTGCTGCAACTGTTCTCTCTGAGATTGTTCATAAGCAAATTGATATTTCTATTAAGAGTCAATTTCTATTTGTTCTTAAACATATTGCTTATACTTTTAGAAATATTATTTATGGACAAGACAAAGATGAAAACAACGATAGTAGTATTGCTAGGGCTATTAGTAATGTACGTAATCATAAACCTATTATTGAACTTGTTACTCGTCCGTGGAATAATTTAGACGCTAAGTATTGGGGACAATTTGGTATTAGTCTTAATTTTCTTAATACTCATTTTGTTTATCCTGTTGAACAATTTTATATTAATCGTTCTACTAATCCTATTCCTAAATATTTTTATGATAAAGATAAGACTGATTTATGTTATGGTTATGTGCTTGGACAAGATAATAGAGGTGTAGTTAATGTTAAACTCTATTTTCCTAATAGAAATAAGAAAACTGAAGTTAAGTTTATTACAAATAGTAATACTATTGAGGGAGTTATTAATCTTGAATTAGATAGATATGATGCTATTATTATTACTAAATCTACTAAAGATAGATTAAGTCTTGAAAGTTATCTAAAAAGTATTAATCATTCCATCCTCTACGGGGGGTCTACCCTTGAGTCTAAGGCTATTGGTGTTGTTAATATTCCGCATGAAACTTATAAACTTCGTCAAATTGAATATGATTGGCTTCGTAGTAAACTTAATCGGAATGGTTTTCTTATTAGTCTTATGGATAATGATAGAACAGGTCTTATGGAAGCTGTTATTCTTAAGAATGATTATGATATTATACCTATTATTATTCCTAAAGAACTTGGTGTTAAAGATTTTGCCGAATTGAGAAGTAGTTATTCTATAAATGTTATTAATGAATTAACTCAACAAGTTGTTAAATATATAGAAGATAATTATGGAGAAGAAACTGAATTTACTTGGGATACGGAAGAAAGTAATACTTTGCCATACTAAAAATCTAGCTGGTGTTACCTATACTGTTATGCGTCCAATTACTGAAGAAGATGAACAAAATCTTGATAAATGGGAATATCTTAATATAGATAATAAACGTATTGATAAAAAAGATATTTATTGTTATGGAGAAATTAATCTATCTTCTAATGATGACGTTGAATATATCAAAAAGTTTAGCTTACTTGATACTGATAATGGTGGAACTATTCATAGTAATTTTAATTATCAAGAAGGCTATGCTCTTATTGAAGGAATAGCTAAAACTTATCCTACTTTTGATGCTATTGAATGGTTTAAATATAATCATTGTCTTATTGGTAAACCTGCTCGTATTATTATTTATAAATGTAAGAAAGAAGATTTATGATAATAAAAGGATACGAAGAAAAGTTAGATGGTATGTATATTAGATATATTAATCATCTAATTAATAAAAGTAATGCGCATGGTGCAATTGAATATTTTATTAAAGATTTAGATTGTACTACTATTTATGATGATGGTTCTCGTCCTAGACAAACTATTAATTATGGTTATCGTATTGCTATTTCTAGTATTGAATATATTCTTGACCAATTATATCTTGTTTTAGAAGAACATCCTGAAAAAGCTCAAGATTATATTGATTATCGTAATAATATTATTAAAAAAGTTATTAATATACATGAAAAGAATATTGATTTCGAGAGAAGAAACCCAGTACGATATTATACTAAAGAATCAAGGAAAAAGACTAGAAGTTCTAGCAGAGTTAATACAGCAAAAGACATCTTTACAAATAACGCCATTGATGTTAGCACCGGTGTTGCAAAGGCTGTTAAGCCTAAAAAGGAAACGGTTGCTCAGCGTAAAGCTAAACTTCTAGGAGGAAAAGCTGTTAGTTTTGCATTTAGTGGTTTAAAAATAAGTGAAAACAATGAATAAACTTTATCGTAGAAATAATAATGGTGCTCCTACTGTTTGGTGGGCAGAACTTGACAGTGGTACTAATAGTATCACTGTTTTTTATGGTCTTATTAAAGGTAACATTCGTAAAGAGATTTATACTGTTACTCAAAAAGATGGCAATAAAGAACTTCAAAGTAGATATAATGATAAGATTAAACAAGGTTATAAATATCTTGTAGAGATATGTGATATGAATGATAGACCCCCCGTGGAGGATGTAAGTAGTCTTGAACTATATAACTTTCTCAACATTTATCTACCTAAAGAACTTACTAATGGAAATAGTGGTCTTCTACTTCCAATGCTTGCTAAAACGTATAGCAGTAATGTTTGGAAAAAAGTCGATTATATGCTTGGTCAGTATAAGATTAATGGTCTTCGTTGTATTATTACTGCTTATGCTCAAAATGATATGTTCAAACCTACCAGACTTCGTTTCCAAAGTCGTGAAGGTATTACTTGGCATACTCTTGGTTATCTTGAAGATTATCTTCTTTCTGTTATTCCTACAAATGTTATCGGAGATATGATTGATGGATATGTAGCTCTTGATGGTGAAATTTATCTTCCTGGTCATTCAATAAATGAAATTAATCATTTTGTTAAAGACCCTAATTGTCTTGAAAATAAACTTCTTCAATTTTGGTGTTATGATATTATGATGGAAGGTAATCAAACAAATAGAAATTGTTATAGATATCATATACATATACCTACTTTATTTGCTGATATTAATACCCATCTTAATAATAAAGAGCGACTCATTATTCTTCCTCATAGAATTGTTAGTACTGATAATGAAGCTATTGAAGCTAGAAATCATTATATTAATATAGGTTTTGAAGGTCTTATATTACGTAATCCAGATACTGATTATCAATACGGTCGTCGTAGAGTTAATTATATGGAAAAGTTTAAAGATACTGCTGAAGGAGATTTTGTTATTATTGATATTTATAAAGAAGAGAAGCGAGATTTACCTATTCTTCTTTGTAGAAATGATATTAATAATGAAACTTTTGAAACTAGATTAAGTTCTCCACATTCTGTTCAACGTGATGTTTTATATAATAAAGAAAAATTTATTGGAAAAACTGTTCATATACATTATGGTGAAAGAAGTGGAATTAGTAGAGTTCCGTTTCATATAAAAAGTGTTGTTTAAATGGAAATACTTGATTATAATATAATTAAAAATCATAGTTTAGATAGAACTAAATCTTACTTTAGTTATTATTATAAATCTATTATTCTATTTACTGATTATGATGCTAAAAGTTATAATTTTGCTACTAGATATAATGATATAACTAAAAAGAATGAACTTTATGTAATTCTATATAAAGATAAAGTTTCTAATGGTGGTGTTCCTCTTATTAGAGATGCTAATACAGGATTTAAGTTATTTCTTTCTAGTAATATTATTAATACTCTAGATAAAAGATTATATACTAAGTTTGTTGCTAGTAAATGTGATTTTAATATTAATGTTAAATTTGTAGAAGAACGTGATGATTTTTGTATTATTTATAATATAGATATTGATTAAGTTAAACCTAGTGCTCATATCGAGTGCTAGGTTTTCTTGTTTCAGACTGGATGTAAAATGATACATAACACGCTCGTAGATATGATTCTTTTTGCCTACATTGAATTTTATATATCAAAATGAAGAATCTATCACGATTCAATTTGCGTGGCATTGTGAGCTTTAAAATGCGTAATTCTTACTATTACATTCAGCATCAAATTTATCATTAAGTTTACTAGTAAATTCCTATTATATTTTTATATTTGTGCTGATAAAAAAACAAATTATTATGAATCTTAATAAACCTAGTCTTATTGGTATTAAAGGATCTAAAGGAAGTGGTAAAGATACTGTTGCTTCTATGATTAGTTATATCCTTTATGTTGGTACTACCAAAGCTAATTTTGATAGTTGGCATGCTCAACATCAAGCAGATATTGTTAGTAATAGTGAAATTATAATTCATTTTGCTGATAAACTTAAAGATGATATTACTGATTTATGTGGTATTAATCGTTGTTTATTAAATAATAGCCTTATTAAAGAAACCCATTATTATAATTTTGCAACTGGAATTGTTTCTATGAATACTAAAGATTCTTACCATGTTATTGATGAAGTACCTACAAATTTATCTCATTTATTAGCATTAAATGGTAATAATGTTAGTATTAAAATTCGTACCCTTCTTCAATATTATGGTACTGAAGTTATTAGAAATAAGTTTTGGCAAGAAGCTTTTATTCGTTATACAATTAATAAAGCATTTGGTGTTATACATAAAGAGGGACGTTGTATAATAGCTGATGTTAGATTTGATAGTGAATGTGAAGCTATTAAAAAATATGGAGGAGTTATAATAAGAATAGACAGAAAAGTTAATGAAAGTAATAGCAACCATGAAAGTGAGAAAATAAAGATTTCTCAAGATGAATATGTTATTACAAATGATGCTACTCTTATGGGATTATTTTATAAAGTTCTTGGTTTTGTAATTAATAATATTGTATGAAGTTACATTCTATTTTTGGTATAAATGGTCTTGCTAGAACTTGTTTATGTTGTGGTAAAATTATAGGTTATACTCCTATTGGAGATAATGTTGATGAAGACTTTTCTAATAGTAAACAAATTGCTGATGCTACTGTATGTAAAGAATGCATAGATAAATTAGATAATGAAACTTGTTTTGTGGCTTGTGATGTTAATAAAGAAGGTTATGTAATTTCTACTTATGATACTTTATGGATTAAAAATAATGGTCTTAAAGAGTTTTTTAAAGAACTTGATTTAATACAACCTATTAATATTATGCCTAAAGAACATTTCTATACTGTATTTGGTAATGTAATTAAAGATTTTTATAGTAATAAAGAAGATGAAAATAATAGAACCAAAAGTTGAACTTTGGCAACAAGGAGATGATTCTAAAGCTCATGTTGCTAGATGCGCAAGAGTTTGTTATGGTAGAGAAATAGGTAATGATCAAGCTACTATTAAAAGACTTATAGATAGTGAACATTGGAGTATGTTTCGTCATGGAACTTATTATATAATAGCTAATGATAGTGATAAAACTTTAGAAACTATTGTTATTAATTATGCTAATACTATTGGTTTTAGTTATCATTATGAAAAACATGTTTATTATATAACTGTTAATGGTAATTGGGTTTTAGACCATAAAACACAATTTGGTTATATATCTAAATATATTGTTCCTATTGAAGATTTTCGTAATACTGAAATTGGATTTAATATGATGAGATATACTTTTTGTGTTGATACACAAATTAGTACAAGTCGTGAACTAAATCGTGTTAGTCCTAATAATATTGCTGAAAAATCAACTCGTTATGTTTATGAAGATGGAACGATTTGTAGACCTCATTGGATGAGTGATGAAATTGCTACACATTTTAATGAAGAGCCTTTATTTGCTGATTGGATTGATGATAATATAGAACATCAAAAAGCATATCATTATATTAATTCTTGTAATGATAGTTTTTTTAATTATAAAGCTCTTATTGATGAATTTGGTATGCATCGTCAAGATGCTCGTGGCGTTCTTCCTCTTGATACTGCTACTAGATGTATTTATACATATTCTACAAAAGAATGGTTTGATATAATTAAGAAACGTGTATATAATACCACAGGTAAAGCGCACCCTAATGCTACTATTATATGTAAACTTATAGAACAAGAATTAAATGAACTTGGATATGAAATTAAAATTTAATTATATTAATACTAATTTAATGGAACTTGGATATGACTTCAGAGATTGATAAACTTAAACACTTTCATGTTGAAGATTATAGTGGTACTAATTTCACTGATGATTTAAATGATGGTGAAGAATTTCTTTATACTACAATTAGGTGTAAAGATGATAAAGAAGTAACACTTTTATGTAAATATGTTAAAAATAAACATATTGGAAATTGTCCTGATTGTGTATTTATATACTGAAGCTATTTATAAATATAGAACTAATACAGGTAAAATGACTGCTAGTGATTATACTCATTTATTTGGTTATTTAAATCCTTATTATCGTTCTGCTTATAATATACCTAAACGTAGAAAATAATGGCAAGTATTTATAATATTACTACTGAACTTGAGGATATATTTCTTGAGTTAGAAGAAAATGGTGGAGAATTAACTCCTGAACTTGAAGAACGTCTTGCTATTACACAAGATAATCTTAAAGAAAAACTTAATAATTATCGTAAAGCATATACAATGCTTAATCTTGATGCTGAATCTTGTAAAAAAGAAGAACAACGATTAGCTGTTCTTCGTAAAACTAAAGAGAATAATGCTAATAGACTTAAAAATGTTATGCTTGATGCTGTTATTACTTATGGTGATTTAGGTAAGTCTGGTAATAGGTCTATTGATTTAGTTGATAGTAAACTTTATACTAAAAATAGTAAATGTGTTGAAGTAGATGAAAGTCTTAATCAAATATTTATTGATTTAGTATTAGACCATTTTAAAACTCTTTGGGATAATGATTTAATTACTGATGATATTGAATCATTTAATAGAGAAATTATGCTCGATAATATTAATACTAAATTTGCTATAAATTATCCTGAGCAATCTGCTAAACTTAAAGAAGAAACTGGAGGTTATTTTACTCTTGATGATTTAGATTGTATTAAAGTTAAATTTGAAATTGAAAAACCTATCGGTGATTTAGCTAATAAAGCTAATTTTGATTTGATTAATACTTTCTTTAATCATCAACATGAAATGACTAGAAGTAGTTCTGTTAATAAAACTACTATGAAAAATATTCTTAACAATGGTAGAGATATTAGTATTGCTAAGTTTGTCGAAAATACTAGTCTTATTATTAAATAGCTAAATTATACTCCCCGTGGAGGATGATGTGCATTTCATCCTCTACGGGGAGTCAACACTACTAATCTTGTTAATTATGGAACTAGAAGATAAAGTAAGAGAAGTAATTAAATGGTATATAGATACCTATGGAGTTACTAACAGTCAAGCTATTAGAGATATTGAACGTATTATTGAATATATTAAAACTTATAATTAATGTATAAAGTTAAAGGTAAACCTTGGGCTTATTCTGGTGCTATTGATGTATCAGATTGTTCTACTGCTAAAGAAGTTATGATTAAAGCTAATCTTAACTTTGAAGTAGCTAAATGTGAATTGGTTGGTAAAATGCCTATTAAACTTACTGGAACTGATGAAGAACTTGACCGAATTATTAAAGAACAAAAAGAAGGCGCTCATGTTTTTGGTACTGACATTTATCGTAAATGTGATAACGCCTTTGCTACCTATCGTACTGATTGCAATATTCCTCTAGGAACAGTTAGAAATAAATATACAATTGTTCAAAATAATGAAGCTTTTAATTTCTTTGATGATGCAATTGGTAAAAATTCTGCTATTTGGCAAACTGCTGGTTTTTGGGGTAATGGAGAAAGAATATTTGTAAGTGCTAAACTTCCAAATAATTTTCTTGTTAAAGGTGATCCTGTTGAAAATTATTTAGTATTTACTAATACTCATGATGGTAGTGGTGGAGTTAAGATTTTATTTACTCCTATTAGAGTTGTTTGTCAAAATACTCTTAATGCTGCTATTCATTCTAGTAGTAATTATGTTAGTTTTAGACATACATCTAGTGTTCATAACAAAATTAGTATTGCACAAGAAATATTAGGTATTAGTAAAATTAAATCTGAAGAATTTGCTCAATATTGTAATTTGCTTGCTGATATTAAAGTTACTGATGAAGATGTAATTCAATTTATTGGAGAAAATATTCTTACTCAAGATGAAGTTCAACGTCTTAAAGATACAGGTCATACTATTAAAGATATAGCTTATCGTAATGGTTTAGCTTTATCTGATAGTAAAATAAGTAGTAGAAAAATGAATGTTATTTCTGATACTTATAATTATTATTTTGATGGTCCTGGTCAAAGAGATATTTTAGGTACTGCTTGGGGAGCTGTTAATGCTGTTAGTGGATATTATTCTAATATAGATAATATTGAAGGTACTAAACGTTTTGATAGTATTTGTTATGGAGATAAATCAAGAAAAATAGAAACTGCTTTTGCTCTTGCAGAAGCTCTTTAATTTATTAATTTAATTATATATGGAAATAAAAGTATTTAAGCTAAAAGAAATTCAACTTCTTAGTGGAGATGTTGTAGATGTAGAACAGTATTGTAATGTTCAACCTATTTTACCTGTTTATGGTAAAGAAGGTGATGCTTGTATGGATATTTATCCTATACACTGTGAATATGATAATACTAAAGATAGATTTATATATCATACTGGTTTAGCATTTGCTATTGGTAATGATGATGATGGTAATCCTAATGAAATGGCTCTTCGTCCTAGAAGTAATCTTACTAAATCTAACTTTTATATGCCTAATGCTCCTGGTACTTTAGACTATAAAAATTATTAATTTATTAACAAATACATTTGGAATAATAGTATTTTTATCATATTTGTAGTTGTGTTTTAATTAATAAAGCTATGAATATAAAATTTAATTTTAACAGTTTTAAAACTGTTAGTAAAAAAGAATCTACTAGAAAAGGTAATGGTTCTGTTAAAAGGGTTTGTGCATTTTGTGGAAAAGAATTTATTACTTATCCTTGGAGAGGTGTTGGTAAATATTGTTCTCATAAATGTGCTACTGATGCTACTAAAGTTGAACATATACCTAATGTTAAATGTTGCATTTGTAATAAACCTATTTATATTAAACCTAGTAGACTTAAAAGAAGTAAAACAAAAATGTTTACTTGCTCTAAAGAATGTATGGGTAAAATGAGAAGCAGAGTATTTGTTGGTGAACTTAATCCTATTACTCGTTCTGAATATACTTCTATTCATAATAATGAAAAAAACTATTATTCGTGATGTAGATGGAAGAATTAAAACTGTAGTCTTTAAACAGGGTGAATTGCTGGAAACTCATAATGACAATGACAATCAGCAGCCAAGTATTAGCAGTAATGCTTTTAAAGGTTCAACGACTAACAGCCGAGTCCAAACAGATAATGCTGAGGATAGTAATGCTGACACGAGTGCCCTGCCTAGTATTAATACTAGTGATGATATAGTCTGAACTACACATATATGTCATATTTAAAATAAAAGTGTAGAACATAAGGATAAAGAGCCTTATGGATAACATCCACGAATGGGTTATCGTGGCGAACTTCTTATTATTTTTAAGAATCGTACTTCTAGAGATTTAATTCATGCTGTATCTGACCTTGTTGAAGTAGTTGATAAACTTAGACAACATATGCATTTACCTGATAGTATGGTAGGTAATTCTAGACTTAAACTTAATAGTGTTAGAACTACAATGACTAATATTCTTGCTAAAGTTTCTATTCCTCCTTATGATTGTAATGGAGAAGATAGATGTGCACAATTAATTATTAATAGTGCTCAACGTATTACTTGGAAAGAAGTTAATTCTATTGAAGAACTTGGTGAAACTGAACGTGGAAACAAAGGATTTGGAAAAGGAACAGGCGGAGCAGCTAAATCTTAAGATTGGTTCTGTTTATATTCATAAGAAAACATCTAATGAATATTCTATTGACGATATTACTAAAATGAAACATCCAGATACAGGTGAATGGATTCCTGCTGTTATATATCATAGATATGGAAATCCTGACCATTTATGGTGTAGAAGTGTTGAAAGTTTTAAAACTCATTTTAGTGATGCTAAAGTTGAAGGAGATGAAGTATATCTATGAAAAAGTTAATACTATTTTATTTACCTGATTGTAATGTTAGTAAACTTTTTGAAGAAAGGCTTCACAAAGCTCTTGCTCTTACTGAGTTTGCCGGTAGGTTTAATCTTATTAGGCATAATCTATATACTGATAATGGTAGACAAGAGGCCAGGAGTATTGGTGTTAATGACGCTCCTACTGCTTATTGTAACGGGTCTGTGCTTCGTGGTGTGCAAAGTGATTACTCTATTAGGAAGTATCTTAGGAGCATATTAGAACAGTCATAGATCTATTTCTTTTGCCCTACATTGAATTTTAATATTTAATGTGATTAATCTATCACGCTTTGATTATCATTCAATGTAGGGCTTTAAAATAACCAATTTTATAAATTCTCATTATATTATATAAATATTATGGTTAAAATTGAATTTTATTATAGAAGTACTGATAAAGATAAAACAGAAGCTATGCGAGAAGCTATTGATATTGCTTTATTTGGTACTAATGTTCAATGTCAATTTAGATATCTTCCTGACCATCTTATTCTTGAAGATATGATACTTACTAAGGCTACTAGCGGTAAGAATATTACTGAATATCCTACTTGTATTATATATAGAGATGATGTAGAATATAAACGTTATAGTAATTCTGTTACTTGGGAAGAACTTCGATATGATATTAATTATCTTACTGGTGATGAACCTACAAGACAAACTAATGATATATATGTTGAAGCGTTTATTGATGAACATGATTGTATAACTCGTGCTAAATGTGCTGAGGCTATTGCTTGGATATGGAAATATCATAATACTAAAGTTGAATATATTCAAACTAATATTGATAATCCAAATAGATTTTCTGTTGTTGTTAAAGATAATTGGAGAACTTATTCTACTTATGTATATTCTGATAGTCTTACTACTGAAATGATTAAAAACTCTTTACTTAGAGTTCCTAATACTATTAAAGAAGCTGTTAAAAATAATGCTATTGTATTATGATACGTATTGACTGTTTTGTTAAAAGTGAATGTGATGCTTGTAAAATTGCAGTTAAAAGTATAACTAATGCTGTTAATGAAGCCAGTTGTGATATTACTTTAAATATTAGAAAAATAAGTGAAGTTGCTACTAGTATTAAAAAGTTTCCTACTACTATTATATATAAAGAAACTTTATCGCATGAACTTAAAGAACTAGCTAGATTGGAAGGTAGTTTTCCTAGTGAATATATTGAAGATATTATTAATAAACTTGAAAAAGAATAAACTATGACAGTTCGAGAACTTATTGACATTCTTAATACTTGTGATGAAAACGCTAATGTTCTTTTGGTCTGGTCTTGGATTTGTTCTTCAATGGGCTATTAATGGTCTAAAGAAGAAATAGTTATAGTTAATGCTAATGGTTTATATGTTATACTTAAAGCTGGCCCTAATGGAGCTGGCTTTATTCAAGATAGTGGATAGGTTGGAACCGCTACGAGTACTTCGTACTCTCCGCTATACTCCCCGTAGAGGATGGAATGATAGTTGTGCTAGTAATATTAGTATAGTTATTAATGATAATGATTATATTGATTGAATGAATACTAGTCTATTCCATCCTCTACGGGGAGTTGAGCGTAGCGAAGCGGAGCGTTCTACTAATCCTTAAACTTATAGTCGTTGGCATGACTGAAACCTCGGTAGCTAAGCTAGTCTTACTACTGGGGTTTATTTTTATCTTATTGTTAAACTTAAATATATTATAATTATGGTTGCATTTATTGTTCTTCTTGGAATTATATTTGGTGGTGTTAAACTATTAGCAGTTGCTAATAATATTAGTGATAGTGAAGCTATGGATAAGTATAGTGGAAAACTATTTGTTGTTGGTATTATAGTTTTTGTTATTCTTATGTGTGTTATTGGTAATAATGATGATGGTTTTAATTAAGATATTGCTAATAGTAAATATTGATTTTATTTGTTCTTCTATCTATATAGATAGAAGAACGCTTGTAATATCTTGATTATCAATTAATTACAAAAATATTTACTTCCGAAAATTGGAAGATAGTTACACTTTTTTAACATTAATCATTCCGTTTTTTCCTACATAATATTTATATTTGTCATACTGATAATCTAAATAATATTATTTTTATGACTAGAGTTACATTTGATAGTAAAGCTCTTAAAAAGGTTAGAGATATATATTCTAAAAGAGCTAATGAAGTTGCTAAAAATATTGCTCCTACTGTATATAATATTGAAGTTACAACAGAGGATAGAGAAATTACTGATAGTCTAGCAACACTTAATACTGTTTTTAAACTTACAAAGAAAACTATTACTAATCGTGAATATGTTACATTTGGTAATGAATTAAGTTCTAAACTTATTAAACTTAATAAAGGTAGTATTGCTATTATTAGTTATATTTGTAATAATATTAAATGGTGTAGTAATAAAATTACTTTTACTGAAAGTGATATAACGAATTATGCTCATATTGATTCAAAAACTTTTTATATTGCTTTAAATGAACTTTATAACGAACAAGTAATTATTAATACTACTAAAAAATCTACTTATGTTGTTAATCATAATTATATATTTAGAGGTAGTATGACTGATTTTATTAAAATTTATCATGATAAATATGATGGTTTAGTTGGATTTCTTGATGATAAAAAACGTATTATTCTTGATGATTGAGATATTAATGTTAAAAGTAAAAGGGCTTGTCTAGGTAGTGATACCATAGGCAAGCCCTTATTTTTTACTAGATTCAAGTCCAGCTTATTCAAATATATCTTTAGCTATATCTTTATAAGGTATAATACTAAGTATATTTTCATCAAGTTTATAATAACTATTATTATTAGGTAAATCAAGAACTCGATTAATACTACGAACAACAGGTATATTACGAATAGGAATAACTTCAAACTTATTCATACCTTTATATCTACCAGTAGTATATTCCTCAGTAAAATCTTCTTCAATAAGGAATCTAGCAGCCATAGCAGTAGTACCAAGTAAGTCATTAATAGTTTGTCCAATAGCAACAGGACTAGACCATAGTTTTTTACCTTCAGCATAAGCACCAAATGGAGTAAATGAAGCAGCTTCAGAAGCAAGACGGTCAGCATGATAAAGCATAAGGTTATATATAATACTTTCGTCATCATCTCCTCCCATACCAGTTATAGCAATTGCTCCAATAATAGCAGCTCCTACATAAAGTAAATCACCTAAATTACGTCTAATATTTGCTTTTTCATGTTCAGGAAGAAGTTCATAATTAAGTTTGAAATTAACAGCAAATGAAAGTAAATTCTTACCATAAGTTTGGAATGCTTTAAGAACATCACTTACATTATTAATTTCTCCTATGTTAGTTTCTTTAAATGGAATAGTCAAATAATCATAAAGACTAGTATAACTACCTTTTTCAACAGTACCTAAAGTTTCATTATAATAACCATTCCAACGATAACGTTTCTTAAAACCTGGATAAAGATGTTTATGATATTGCATAATCGTGCCACCCCACCAATGTTGTTCTATATTAGCAGAACCAAGTTTATCATAAACACCATGAACTTTTTTATTTACTTCACGAACTTTATCAATAAATTTAGCATATTCTTTAAGAGTAAGTTTACTATCAGGTTTTATTTGAGCAATTCCATCTTTAAGTTCAAATTGATTATAAATATCTGGAAGTTTAGCAAACTCTTTATCAATATTTTTAATAAGTTCTTTACGCTTAGCTATATATTCTCTTTTTTGTTCTTCATTAAGATAAGTCTTAACAAAGTCAAATATAGGATTAGCTTTAAATAGATTATATTTAGCACGTTTTTTATTATCAGCTTTAGCATCATCCATGAACTTATTGAATTGTTCAAGAAGAGATTGATTCTCTCCTCCACGGGGAGTATTTATTACTGACATAAGAGCATCTTGTTCAGCTTTACGATGATACATTTCTTTACTCATTATATCATAACCACCTCTACCATTATCAACAAGTCTATGAGATTTAAGCATAGCAAATAGCATAACATTTTGCATATAATGTTCACCAACAGATTGAGGACTAAATAGTAATCCACGAACTCTACGAATATTTTCTCTAAGACCTTCAGCTGTACTAACTTCTGTTACTCTATCAAAATCAACTACATGACTAAGTTTGATAATAGCATCTTGAAGTGTACTACTGTTTTCGCTGTACATATTAGTCATATAACTAACTGTTCCTTTAATCCATTCAGATTTACCACTTTCCCAATCTTTAAGATTAATATATTCTCCAGCAGCTCTCTCCATAAATATATTACTAGAACCGGTAAGAACGTTAGCTATACCACCAGTAATATTCATCATCATATATTTACTACCAGTAATATTCTGAGCAAGAGAACCTAGTTTAACTAGATTAGGAGTTTTATTATCCTTATATTGTTCAAATACAAGACGACGTATAAAACTTCTAAGATGTGCACTAGTTCTAGTTTGTTGTTCTTGTTTATATTCAATTTCACCACCAGCACTAGCCTCTCTATTTTCACTTATACTACCTTTATAATTTATATCGTAAGCAGTATTACTAGTAATAATTTGGTCAGCAGTATAAAGAAGATTTTTAACTGTTTTAACAGCATTATATCTATTACTTTCAATTAAGAAACTATTAAATACTTCTTCCCAATTACGATTAAGAATATCATTATGAATTTTATTATTCTTTTCAATAATCTCATCTCTAGCTTTAATAGCAGCAGCTTTACGTTTACTAAATTCTTCATCACTTTCATTAGGTTCTTTAAATTTAGGTATAGTAGGAAGTTGTTGAGTATCTTTATTAACTAATTGAATTAATCTAGGATTAGGAATATCATAATCTTTATCAAAAGTTAAATCTTCATTATTTCTCCAACTAGTATTATTAGGAACATTGGCTGTCCAACCAAGAAAACTAAGAGCTTGCTCAAAGTAATCTTTAACAGTCATATCTTTAGATTTAGGCAAAGCTGGAAGATAACCCATATCAACATATCGCTTATTACTATTAGTAAAACAATACTTTTTCATAAGTTCATTTACTTTATTCATAAGTTCAAGTTGATACTCATTAAGACTAGTATAATTAGGATTATCATATCCTGTTCCTACTTTATACTTATTAACAAAACTACTATATTCTGGATTAACAAGTTCTTCTTTAGGAGTAATATGCATTTGATTAATACGTGGTTCATAATTACCAACAACAGCTGAACCATCATCTTTAATCATTTGCATAGTAGTCCAAATACGAATAGGTTTAATAGTACGAGTATATGGGTCAAAATAATGATTATCTCTATACCATTGTTTATATTCAACACTATCAATACCATATTTGTCAAGAACTTCTCTTTCTTTTATATAGTAATATTGAGTAGTAGTTTCTCTAGTTCTCTTTTGAAGAATATTAATTGCAGCAGTTCTATCAATATCAGTCCATTTATCTAAATCTTTAGGTTTAATAATACCATAAATAGTTCGATTAGGTATTTCTGCAATAGTTCCATTTTCTTCAACTTGTTCACTAAATACTTCTAGCCATTTATCATAATACTTTTTACCTTTAGCAAAAGCTCTATTTTTATCAAGTTCATATTGTTTCCAATTATAAGTAACATCACATTCACTTTCAATAAATTCAGCAACACGTTTTGCTTTAGCTTTATCAGTACTCTTTTCTCCTCTAGTAATTTCATTAAATACTTCAAAATCAGTCTTGAGTTGTTCTAAATCTTCTTGACTAATATCAGCAGTATTAAGAGTTCTAGTAGCATTATCAAAATATTTTTCAAGTATTTTATTAATAGCTTCTCCTACATTAATTTCTTCTTCGCTCTTAGATTTATTACCTGTAAGATAATTATAGAAATCAGCACGATAAATTCTTAATTCATCTTCAGCAGAACGAATAATACCAACATAAGGCATACCATTACCTTTAGTATATTTATATTTTCTAACTGTTTCAGCTTTTATGAGAGCTGCACGTTCTTCAGGTATCTTACGTCCATCAACTACGTTAAATTCGTCTTTAGCTTGAAATTCTTTAATAGCAAGATTAAGAACACTATTACCTTTATTAGCGTCTTTAAGTTCTTCAAATGCCCAATTTAAATCTTCTATATCTTTAATATCAAGAATATATCTAGTATTCTTACGAATCCATTCTTTAGCTTCACGATATTCAGGAACTTTCATAAGTTCTTCCATACTAATAAGAAGATTACCATTAGCGTCACGTTGACTTTCATATTTACTAATAATAGAAAGTTGTTCTTTAAGTTTAGAATCAAATCCTTCTTTAGCTTGCTTATCATAAAACATTTCTTTAACTTTACGAATATTAGTTTGATAAGCACGAAGTCTTTCAGCTACATTTAAATCATGACCAATCTTTTTATTACCATCTTCATCGTAAAGACTAGTAAGACTATCCATTTGAGCGTATATACGTCCAAGTTCTTCATCTTGACTTTGCGTAGTAACATTATCTGTAGCTTGACTTAAAATATCTCGTATTCTACCATTAAGTCTTTTATATTCAGCAAATTCTTTAGGAATACCATCATCTCCTTTTTTAAGACCAAGAAGACTTCTTTCAAGATTTATAATATAAGTAGAATATTCAATAGTAACATCATTACCATCTTCATCTTGAACAGTAATTGGTTTAAGCTGATGAATAGTAGTCATATCAATAAATTTAGCTTTATTAGATAAAGCAATAAGATGTTCAACACTATTTATACCAAATTTTTGTTCAGCTTCAATAGCAGCATCTCTATATTTCTTCATCTTTTCTTCCCAAATAGGATTATTAGGTTGAATTAATCTACCATCATCATCAATAATACTATCAAGACTAACAGATTTACCATCTTTAGCAGCTCTAGATTTAAGTTCTTTAAGATAATTTCTAAAGTCATTAGACTCTTTAATACCATTAAGACGACCTTCTTCAACAGTACCCATTACATCTTTAAGTATATTCTGCAATACAAAGTTACGATTAGCACGAATATCTTGTATCCAATAATCCATAAATCCAGTATTACCATAAGCATCAAATTCTTTCATAAGACCACTTATATAATTAGGATTAGTAGTACGTAATTGAATCCATCTTTCAAACCAATCTTTTCTAGCAGAATGTACAGTAGTATTAGAATCAACTTGATTAACCAATTTTTGAATCTTTCTAATATTCTCTTTAGTTTTATCATCAAGATTTGTACTATCAATATCAATTTCGCTAATAAGTTTATATTTATTCTTAAATGTATTAGCACTAAGAATAACATCTAAGAAACGATTTTGAAGTTGTTCATCTTTAAGAACTTTACCAATAACATCAGAATCATTAATAGGCTTATCAATTCCGTCAATCTTAATAAAACGATTAATATCATTAAGAATATTATTAGCTTCAACATCTATATAATTAGCAATAACTGATAATGAAAATTCAGAATTATCAGAAAGACTACTACTATCTAGATAATTAATTTCAGCATTATTAAGAGCATTTAATACATTTTGAGCAGCAGGTTGACCATGACGAACAGCACGTGAAATAACCAAACTAGCATTTTTAGCAAATCTACCAATAGGAGTTTGGTCATCAACACTACTATATCTATCACCTCCGTTTACAACTCTATCTATTTCATTTTGATTAATTTCAATAAATAAACCAAGTTTATTATCTTCAATATTAGGATACTTAGCTTTATATTGTTTTAAATCATTATTCATATTAACAGCAGCAGTACCATTAATATTAAGATAAAGTTTATCATTAATAGCATATATAGTATTATTTTCAAAAGGAGTATTCATAAAAGGTTGAAAATACTCATTAGATATATACTTATTATATAGCTCAGGAACTTCTTTATACTCTTTATTTACAGCTTCATTAATATTATCTTTAATACCGTCTATAAATTTATCTCTTTTTTCTTGTTGAGTAAGTCCTTCATAAAGTAAAACAGCAAGAGGTTTATGAGAATTATTATTAGCAATAATACTAGGTTCTATATTATTATAAGTTTCAAATGATTCAAGTCTATCAATAGGATAATATGCTAATGTATTATCATAAGTTCCTTTAATATATAAATTTTTATTAACCCTGATAACATTAACATAATCACCATTTCTAGATATTCCAATATTTTCAAGATTTTCATAACTATTGATAATTATAATATTATCTTTGTTAAGAACATAACTAATATTTTCACCTAGTCTTTTAAATGTATAAGTAGGACAATTAAAACTATTATAATTCTTACGAATAAATCCAATTATATCTTCAATATTATCTTTATCAATAAAACCATAATTATTAATACCTTTCATAGCAATATTTCCAATAGCGATTCCATTATCGCTCAATCCTCTAAGGGGAGTATTACTTATAAGTCTACTAACATTTCTAGTTCTAAATTTATGTCCTTCAACAATAAAAGCATATTTAACTAAATCAAGAGCAGTAAGTTTAATAAGAGGATTAGGATGATTCCAAGCTCTATCAAATAATCTATGAGCATTATCGTTAGTAATATCTCCTTGTATATAATTAATATATTGAATATTTATATTACGACGATTACTACGTTCATCGTTAGCAACTATTTCAATATGTTCAAATATACTTCCATCTTGACTAAAATTACGTTTAATCCAATCAACTTTCTGAGCAGGAGTAAGTCTAGCAAATACATCAATTTCAGTTTGTGCAGGCTCAAATATATTTTTAACTACAACATCATCTGTTTTAATATTAACTAATGTACCACTTACTCGTCCAACTTCTAAAGCTCTAGATTGTCCAGTACCATATTCTTTAATATATTTAGGATGAACAAAATCACCATTAACAATAGTAACAGGTAAATTAAGATAAGAACTACCATTATTACCTACTTCTAGTTTATTAATAAGATAATCTTTATAGTCATTATATAACTTTTCAGTCATTATTCCACCTTTAGTCCATTCTGCTATTCTATATACATAATCAATAAATACAGGATTAGCAGTTTCAAATACTTGTTGAGTAGCTTTAACACTAAGAGCAGTACTCATTTGTAAAAATGCAGCTAAACTAGGATAACTACTTTTAGATATATCTGATTTAATAAACGCATCTATACCACCACTAATATCAGGAAAGACACTTTCTAACAGCAAGGTTTGACCCCCCGTAGAGGATGGAGCATAAATATTACTATTCTCAATAACAGTTCTAGCATCTCTAAATACTTTATCACTAGCATAAAAACTTTGTTTAGCACCATATTTATCAGCACTAAGAATATTAAGATTATTACTTATATCCTGTCCAATTGAGTTTAACCGATTGAATTGTGCTAGAACATAAAGGTCAAATAAAGCCTGCTGAACGCCATTCATTTCCCCTCTAAGACGAGATTTATATGCGTCTGATGAAAATATAAGGTCAGGTGATGAAAATGCGTCAGAAACGCTTAAATTGAATAATTTCTTGAAAGTTTCACCATAACTTTCATTAATAATATCAATTAGCTTTTTACGTCCAGCAAAATTAACTTTTTCACCAAAACCAAGATTATGAGCAACTTCTCTAATAGCTTCAGTAAGCGGATTTTTAGTACCTTCCGCAAGAACACTATTAGTTTCTTTCCATTTACGAACTAGTATATCAATAGCAGGTTGCCACATAAATCCAATAGCAGTATCATAATTACTTCCAAAGTCAACAATAGTTTTAAAAGCATTAAACGTATAAGTATTTTCATTATGTATAGCTCCCTCTTTCATAACATCGAGAATATGAGCAGTAGTCTGAGAACTATAAGGATTAATCAAATAGCCATCAACATTCTTATCATCTCCAGACCAACCAAAATTCTTATGAGTAATACGAATATGTTTACTACCAATAGTTTCAACATTTTCTTTACCATATCTATTAACAGCTTCTTGCTCACTAATCACATCAGTAGTGTACATAACTTTAATACCTTCGCTATGATTAGCTTTAGTAACATTACCAATACTCATAAAAGTATCTCGATTAACACTAATACCTTTAAGTTTAATACCAGAAGTAGCAGCATCAAACCAATCAAGTTGAGTAAAGAAATCACTAGGAGCAACAGTTGTTTTATTAGCGCCAACTATTTCTGCATAAGTTTCATTAGCTTCTTTGACATTTTCAAAATTAGAAGTAGTAGTATTTTCTTCAAATGCAGCAGGATTATTAAGTATATCAATAAATGATTGAATAATAGCATTAGTTCTAGCAGCTTGACTACTTGTATCCTCCACGGGGAGTTTTAAATATGATTCGTAAGACTTAAGTCCACCATCATTAGCAATTTTTTCAACAACTTTAAGATTGCCATTATAACCTTCAAGAGTAGCATTAATAGCATCTTCGCTATTTTTTAAAGAAGCTCTAATATTACCTTGTTTATTATAAGTCTTACCAAGAATTTTACGACTAGCTTTATCTACATTATCTTTAACATAATTAATATATCCTACTTTATCTTTAGTATATCTAGCATGAGTAATTTCAGTTGGAACACCTTTAACAAGATTAAATGTTTTAGACATACCATAAACACTATCAACATCAAAGTCAGAACCAGTTTGAGTAACCCATTCATCAGGAACAACAACAGTACTACCATAAGCATCTGGAAGAAACTCCTTAACATACATAATACATATAGATTGCTTACCTTCAGTAGGAATACGATAACCAATCATAGTACGTAAGCTATCAGGAACTTGTTCAATATTTAATCCTTTAAGTTTACTACTCCATCTAGGAAGTTTAATTTCAGTATAATAAACAGGAGTGCCATCAACTTCTCCAATCTTTTTATATTGAAGTTTACTATCCGTTTGAGTTTGTTTATCAACTTTAAATCCAAAATCAGATAGCTGAGCAGCGTGCCAACCACTAATAAGTTGTCTAGTAATATTAGTATTAAAATAACTATTAGCAATACTTTCAAGTTTACTATTAATATTAGATAAGAATAAAGGAAGATTATTAAATCCAGCACTATCTAAATCAAAAAATTCAAGAAGAGCTTTCTCAACTCCTTGTTGTTGAGCATTTTCTTTAAATCTATCAAAAAATACAAAACGATTAAGATTTTTAATAGCACCATTAGAATTTAAATCAATATGACCATTATCATCTAATCCAATACCAAGTTCAGCACAAGTTTTTTCAAAACTATTTCTAATATTAGCTACATAATTATTAAATACTTTATCTTTAAGTTCATTAAGTTCAGTTCGATTAGGAAGATTATCAAGCATTTTCTTCATAATCTGAATAGCAGCTTTATTACTAGCATCAACCATATGTTGAGGAACTTCTTGCTGGCGATAAAGATAATTATAACTAAATAATTCAGAATTATCAAATACATTATTATCAAATTCTTTAAGAGCTTCATCAGTTAAAACACCATCATTATTCCAAAGTGTCATTCTGTTATGTTGTGCAACTTTGACAGTTTCAACAGTATTAAGTTGATGAATATCTCTTTTAGTCATTATATCATAAACTTTTTCAAGTTCTGTACCTTTAATAAGTTTAGGAATAAGAACAAACTCAGCGTTTTTTACCTGTCTAGGAACTTCAATACCAACAGTAGTATCATAATATAAATCATAATAGAAATTCTTTTGAATTTGAACTTTATTAGCAAATTTACTCCAATCAATTTTATCAATTGGGGTATCGTCTATAAGACTTTGTATAAGTCCAGCATATTTATCTAATTCTCCAGCAGCTGCAATACGACGAATCCATTCTTCAAGAGTAATATAAGATTGCGCATCGTTAGCATTAACACCAGCTTTAAATGGAGATAATATTCTTTCTCTATCTTTTTTACTTAATCCAGCATTTTTAAGTTGTTTATCAAGTCTATCAATAACAACTTTATCAGAAGGTTTAAAAGTATTATATATAGTAACACCTCTAAATTTATCTTGTTGAATTACTTTTTTACGTTTAGTAATACCATTATCATTATAAGGAACTGTAATAGCATTACCTTTTAAAGTTATATCATATAAATTAGTAGGAGTATCTAAATCGTTTTTAGTAAAATCAGTATTACCAAAGGGATTGCCACTAGCTTGAACTTCTTTAATACGTTTTAGTATAGCTTGACCATTCTTATAAAAACTTTGGTCACCACCATACATATCATACATACTATCTCTAACAAGATAATCATTAACAAGAAACTCAGCTAAAGATTCATTATTAATTCTATTATTAATAAACGTACCATATTTATTTTTAAGTTCTTTATAGCCATTAGTAATATATTCATTTAACCAATTAGAAACAGCATTTTCAAGAGCAGTACGTTGTTCTCCATTAAGAACTACTTGATTATTAACATAGCTAAGTCCACGTGTAGACCCCCCGTAGAGGATGTCAATAGTCTTACCATATCCAATTAGTTCATTAAACGCTCCATTACTATTAGGAGTAATTTTACTAACTAAACGTTTAAAACTAAATACTCTACCAGCTAAAACTTTGTGTCCATCTTTAGTAGTAAATACATTACCTTTTCCATCTTTATGGTATTGATTATAAAAATGTTCAGGTTTATTATTATAAGTATCACTAAATTCAAAATCTCCATTAGTTAAAATAGGATTACCATTAGTATTAGTTTTGAACATTACATTAACAGCTTGAGCCATATTAGTAAGTTCTTGAATAGCTATATTATAATATTGTTTAAATAAAGGATGTTCTCTATTTATAACTTTGGTTCCATCTTCTAACTGACTACGCAATCCAACAAGACTATATCTAGGAGCGGTAATAGTAAAGTTTTTAGGAGCATCACTAGGTATTGGAAGTAGATAATTAGCAGTAGGAGTTTCAGAATTATTAATATCAGTCATAAATAATCCCATAGCAGTGATTAAATAATCACCATCACTCATACTACGATATAAATCGTTATTATTGTTATCTAGTTCGCTAATGCCATTAAGAAGAGAAGTCTTAAACATACTGCGAGCATATTCAGTAAGTTTAGGAGTTCCATTTCCAACTCTTCTAAATAATCCATAATTAATTATATTACCATTACTATCCCTATGTTCAAGAAGTAAATTACTATAATCATATTGATGACTAGCAAACTTTTGTCTAGCATAGGCTTCAGCCATAGCATTTTGTTCTTCAATAGTAGACTTATCATCATTAATAATTTTAGCAATATTAGTAATAAAACTTCTATTAATAACATCGGAACTTAAATTACCTTCTGGATTACGAGAATTAAGTTCAACAGGAATATAAATAATATCTTTAAAAACATCAGCCATTTGATATATAATAGAAGTATCACCTCTATTAATAAAACTATCAGGCATTTTAGTTCTTTTATCTTTTTTAAGAGCTTCTACATATTTATTATAATTATCTACTGTACGATTAATAACATTAGCAAAATTAATAATATTATTAGCCATAGCAGCACGTCCAACTTTAGCAATAGCTAAATTAAAACTAGCTTGATTAATATCTGGAAATAATTCTTTAAAAGTATCATATAAATAAAGATTAGCATTAGGAGTATTTTTATATCTATCATATATACGATACTTTTCACGAGAAGCAGGAACACGATTAGTAATAATATTATTCTTAACATTATTATAAAAAGTATTCTGTAAAATAGTACGAGAATCAGTATTAGGATTAGTTATACGAGAACGAACATAACTATTACCAACACTATCAGTTTGAATGTAAGTTTCAATTTTAGATATAATAGGTTTATTAAACACCATCATATACTTATTAGCAAATACTTTATTTTTGCTAAGTAAATCATGTAATTGAATTAAACATTCACAATTTGGAATAGTTTCAGATATACGTTTAAGACTAGCTATAAAATTATCTACATTACTAGTATCAGCACTAGCATATAATATTTTAGATAAGTAATTAGCATCAGAAAAAGTAACAACTCCTAATTCATTATTAGTATCAAAAGGATAACTTCCATTATCAAGTTGAGAAGCAGCAGTAAGTTTAGGTAAACTCGCAAGATGATATTTAATAATTTCTTCTACGTGTTTATTAAAATCTTTAACTTCACCAATACTTAAATTCCAAAGTTGAGTCATTAAATCAATACCATCATCTATACTATTTTCATCACCTTCAGTAGAAGTTTCATCAAGGTATCCACCTAATTCTTCATAATCAGTAGTTTGATATAATTCATCTCTTTTAATAAGTTTAGCAACATTCTTATTATTAAAAAGAGCTTCATTAAATTCAATATTAGTTAAAGAACGAAGTAATGCTCCATAATTAAAATCTTTAGCATCACCATATTTACGAAGAAATGCTCCAAGACCATTAATTTTAATAGCAGGACTTGAATTATTAATAAAGCTATTAAGTTCATTATTTTTAGCTTCATCACTTCCAGCTAATTTCTTAGCACGTTTAAGTCCAGCATTAATAACAGTTTCATTAGTACGTTTTTTAATTTCATTAAAATTTAATGGAGCACCATTATATAGAAAATTAAAACTAAGTTTATTCATAATATCAGCCATATAAGTAATAGCTGTATCTCTAGCTTTAATTGTACTAAACAAACCACGTTCTTCTTTTTCAGCAACAGAAGCTATATCATCCATATTACGAAGTTTAATAGCTCTAGCTTCAAGAAGAGCATTATAAGCTTGTCTTCCAGAAGTTTTAACATTAATACCTCTATCAGCTACAATCTTTTTAAAGATTGGGTCTTCAATCATAGCTATAAGACTATAATAATCAGCATTATTAGAACCATGTTCTTTAATAATAACATTATTAAGATTATTATATCCTACAAGTTTAATATTTCCACAACTCATAAGTTTATATTTAAGTTTAAATTCATTAATAGTAATACCTCTATGACTAATGTAAAATAAAATTTTATTACATCGTCATAGAGGCTGTTTTCTTTCGTTTTAAGCTACTTTTATCTTTACTCGATTAATTCTACATACAGCTAAAACTGATGCGCCCTGTGTCAAGCAAAGTGGCAAATTCGGGCTGTTGGTCTATTGGTAAACGGCTAGTTAATTCAGCCATATTTGACACCACATCATCATCAACACTACTAAACATATCAAGTCCATCATTAAGATTATCATTATTATAATTATAATCTTGACTGTTATCTTCATTAGGATTTTCAGTTTGTTCTGTACTAGCAGTTTCTTCTTCAAACTGAAAAGTTCCTTGAATAGCTTCTTGATTACTTTCTTTAGGCATTTTTTTAATAGCTTTATAAGCATCTCTAGCAGCAGCTAATAAACTATCTTCATTAATCTTAATACCTAACATATCAGCAATAACTTCAAGAAGTCTACTAAATAAAGTCTTACGTTTATTAACTTTTCTATTATCATATTTAATTTCATTAAGTGCAGTCATAAGAGCATTACTAGTAATACTTTCAACTAGAAATTCTTCAAGAGCTTCACTTGTATTAAAATTCTCAAACAGATAAGGTTTAAGTCTTTCTTTAGTAGCATCATCCTGAGTATCAAGCCAAAACTTAAATTTATCATAAATAGGTTTAACTAAAGCAAGAGCTTGTTCAGTATTATATTTAGTATAAAGTTGTCTATGTAAACTTTCATGAAGTATAATATTAACAACTCTATAAACTCTTTGACCAGCAATAGCAGAACTATTAAGTTCAATAGTATCTGTATCACGATGATAAACAGCATTAACTTGATTACCATTGTTATCTGTAAGACTATCAACTATTTGAACATTTTTTGGTAATATATTAAGTTTTTGAAGAGCATCAATATAATCAATAGCAGTTTGGTCATTAGCAAAGTATTTTTTAAGTCCACGAGTTAAATTCTTAGCTATTATAGCAGATTCAAAAGCATTAAAATTAATAGCATTAAGAGTATCATCTAACATGAACTCTGATAGCTGTTCAGGTATTGCTCCATCCTCCACGGGGGGTCTACCCTCAAGTTCATAAGTAATATCGAGTTTAGAATGAATATCTATTTGCCAATTACCAGCAGTTTCATTAGTATTAGTATTAGCTAATTTAGTTCTAACTAAACCATTACTAATAATAAAATCTTGATAACTATTATAACTATAAGTTTTACCATCAATATTTATAATAGTTTTACCATTTTCACGATAAATATATTTATTAGTTTTATCATTAGTTTTTGTACTATCATTAATAAAATCTTTACTAATAGCAAATTGAGCATAGTTAAACATTTCATCAATAACAGGACGAAGAGCATTATCTAATTCGTCAATAGTGCTGGCATTAATTCCATAACTTTTACCTATTTTAAAAGCACTACCAACAATATGAGGAGAATTAATAATAATATTACGTTTATAATTACCAGCATCAGAATTAATAGTAAAAGCATAATCTTTACCATTAAAATGCGCACCTTTAACATAAAAACCTATATTAGTAGGATTAATACTAATTTGAAGTCCAGTATTTCTATCTCCGTTAATAAGTTTATTATTTCCAAATATATCTCCAAGATTTTGTTTAAGTTCACCAAAACTTATTTTACCACTAATATAATCTCTACAAAGATTATTAACTTCATTTTTAATAGAATTAATAATACGTCGAGCATCACCTTTAAGTAGATTACTATTTAATGGAACTTGTTTACAAAAAGCATATAAAGAAGTACCGTCACTACTTGGAATACTAATAACAGGCATACCATTAGTAGTAAGATTTTCAATAATAGTAGGTTTACTTTCTCCATTAAGATATAGTTGACCTTGTACAACTACACCAAGTTTGTTAATATTTTCATCATAACCAACTACTGTTTCTTGTACATCATTCCATTCGCCATTAGCATCATCAATAGTATTAAGAACTCCATATTTAACATTAACAGCTTTAACTTTACCTTTAAAGTCACCTTTAACTATTGTAATAGCTTGGTCATAACTATTAAGAAGATTATTAAACCAACGATTAATACTAGCTTCATGACTGTTTTCATAAGGTTGATTAAATATATATTTAGTAAGATTAACAAGATGTCCAGCTAAATCAAAACTTGCAACAGGAGTAGTAAAATCTCTAACTATATCAGGATATTTAGTTTCAAATTCTTTAAATAGATTAACAAGTTCTTCTTGTGTAACTTCTTCTTTAACAGCAAGTTCATATAAATGACCAATAAATTCTTCGTCAAATCTATCGCCATCAAGAATACTAATTAAAGCATCTTTAAGCGGAGAAATAACTTGACCATTTTCAGCATGAATATTATACTTCCAACCTTGATTAACCATATCATAATTACCAAACTTATCAATATTTGGAACTCCTATATAACCAATAATTGTATCATTAGCAAATATATCAATACGTTTAAGTTTAACATTATATATGGCTTCTAAATAATCACCTTGCTTAATACTAGTAAATGCTTTAACATTTTCATTCTCTACTATATACTTAAGATTAACATTATTAGTATGTTCAACTTGAAGTCTTTCAAGACGTTCTTTAGCAATACCATCAACATATTGAACAAATTGTCTAGCATTAAGTTTTTTAATAGTTGATTCGTCAGTAGCACGATATTTACCTTGATTATTAGTGCTGGCGTAAAGATAGTTTTTTATTTGATTAAACAAGTAATTTTTAATAATTTTATTACCCGTAACACTATCTATATATTCAACTAATTGACCAATACTAAGATAGACTTTACCATTAACAATTTTACCTCTAGTATTACCTTCACTATCAACACTATTAGCAAAATCATCCATAATAGCTTCTATATTACGTTCATTACCTGTAACAGTAGCATAAGTAGCATTAAGTAATAAACGTCTAGTACTATCATCTTGAACAGAACTATATAAACTACCTCCTGTAAGACCGTCAATAATATTATTAACTATGTCAGTAGCTTCCGTTTGTTCAAATCCAGCTTGACTAAGTTTATCAATAATAGATTGTCTAGCATTAAGTAAATCACTACTAGTAGACTCATGTCCTAAAGAATCTTCTAAATCAGCTATACTTTCATAAACCAAATCAGTACCTATTTGACCACGTTCAAAATCATCATCTGGAAGAGTATTATTAACTTCAGATTTAGGAGTACTAATAGGTTCTTGAGAAATTGGTTGTTCAGTTTGAGATTGAGGTTGTTCAGTATTAGTAGGCTCACTAGGAACCGCTTCGCTTCGCTCCGCTATACCCCCCGTAGAGGATGGAGTTGATTCAGTATCAGTATCATCATTATTATTACTTTCATTAATATCAGGATTAACAGGAACTATTTCTTCTTGTTTAGTTTCATTATTTACATCATTCTCTATTTCTGCAATTTCAGCTAATTGGTCAATAGTATTTCTAAGATGTTCATTACCTTTTGATGTTAAATCTAAAGCAGCATAGGCATCTCTAATTGTTTTATCAACATTAGGATTATTACCATTTTCTTTATCTTTAATAACAGAATTAACATAATCTTTTCCATATTGTTTATAAGCATTACGTAAATCGTCCATAGCTTTATTAACAATCTTTTTACGACTATTATCAAAGAAGTTATTAAGATAAGTTATACGAGATTTAATATTATCATCAGATAAATTAAGTTGATTTTTATTAACCTCAACATTAATCTCAGCATTAACAACTTCTGCTAAATCTTTAAATACTTCATTATATTGTTTTTGAAGTTGAATAGCTGATTGAATATCATTTCTATTTTCTATATCAATAGGAGTATAAAGTTTATTAATAGCATCTAATCGTTCATTTAATTGAGCAATACGTTCTTGTTTAACAGAATTATTAATTGCAGCGTTATCTTGAATAGTTTTAATATCTCTTTGAATACTATTAATAATATGTTGATAAATGCCATTCTTAGCAGAAATAATATCAACATCTTCAATATGATTATTTGTAATATCTTGATTTAAAACATCATTAGCCCAATTAAGAAGATTATTATAATTTTCTTGACGATTACGAGCATGAACCATTTGAGTAGCTATAATACGTCCAACTTCAAATCCTCCACCAAGTCTATTAACTTTATTTAAAGTAGTATTATATTCATTTTTAAGATTATTAATTTCAGTTTTAAATCTATTAATAAGTTCTCCACTTTCTTGTTGTTGAATACCAAGTTTGTTAACAATACTATCATTAAATTCTTTACTATTAATAGAACTTTCTAGAAGTTCTAAATTACCAGCATTCATAGAATTAATAATAATATTATCCATATATTCTTTTTCAGCTATACTACGAAGTTCTTCTTCAGTACCAGCAATAATATCTGGATTAACTTGATTGCCATTTTCATCAACAGTAGTTATAAATGGATTTTTACCATTAGCTATACTATTAAGTCTTTCTTGATATGCTTGAAAAGTAGCAGTACGACCAAGAATTTCATTTTCTCTTTGTTTTTCAGCAGAAGTCCAATCTTTATCAAGTCGCTTATTAATAAATTCTCCAGCTTTATTCATAACTCCACTAAAAACTACACCTCCAAGAGCACCCCAAAATGCTTGTTCCCATAACATAGGGTCTTGAAGATAATCTTTAATAGTTTGTTGAGGAATATCTTTATCAAATACTTTTTTACCATTATACATACCATCTTGACTAGCTATATAGTTAATAGCTTCTTCAACACCTTCTGTCCATTCCGCTCTTACTCCATGAAGTATATCATCGCCAACATCTTTAAGAGTACTTGTAATAGCTTGTTTAGTAGTTTTATTACTTAAAGCATTAGTAATTGCAGCAGCATCATCTATATTACTATTAAACGCAGTATTTAAATTCCTAAGTCTAGCACTACTAGTATTACCACTTAAAGCATTTTTCCATAAGTTCTTTAAACTATATACTTGCCATACATCAAATAGAACATTAGCCCAATCTTCTGTAAAAGTAATATCAGCACTATTTTTAGCTATATCTTTAGCTATATCTTCATCAGACATATCCTTATATTTAGGATTATTATTATAAAACTCTTCTCTTTGTTTATTATTCATATTAGCAAGTTGAGTTTTAGAATAATCTTCAATATCTTGATATGTTTGTCTAGCTTCTTGATAATTTTCTAGATATCTAGAAGGAACTCCAATAGCAACAGCTTCAGCAGCTCTACTAGTAATAGCTCTAGACTTTTGAGTCATATTAATAGTATTAGCCATTTTATTAGCTAATTTATTAAACTTTATACCTTTACCTAATAAAGAAACACCTTTAGCAAGACCAGTACTAGGAACCATAAGAGTTAAAGAACTAGCTATACTAGGAGCATTGCTAGCCCACCAAGCAAAATCTCCAATATCAAAAGCAGCATTAGGATTTTCTCTATATATAGCTAAACGTTCATTAATAGATTTTTTTAAAGATTCAAGTTCAGAACTTATTTCAGATTGATAATCATTAGGACTATTACTAACCATATTATAGAAAGCGTCAGCTAAATCTGCAAAACCAATAGCTGTTCCAACAGTAATTTCATTACCAATCTGTCCAATCATTCTTAACTCTTGTTCCCAATTACTTTGATTAACAGCACGTTCTTTATCAAGTTTTTCTGGGTCATCAACAGGATTAACATAAACATCATAAGGAGCATATTTATCTATATCATATTGATTAAGATTATATGATTGCCCAGCAATACGACTAAATAAATGACCACGACCCCGGTCACTAATAGAAGTGCCGGGGTTGTAATCAACTAAAGTAGGAGGCTGTATAGCCCCCTTTTTAGTTTTAGGATTATATTCAGGATTAGGTGTTTTATTACCACCTTGTAGAAACTTTAATACATCCATATTAATATAGATTATTAGTTAATTCATCATAGTAATATTGAATAACATAAGGGTCTGAACTGCCACTAAGTTGAGCAAGTTTAGTAGCAACATTTTGTTGAATAGCTTGTACAGCTTGTTCATCTACAGCCATTCCAGCTTTAACAGCAGTAACTGTTTGTTCCCATTGAGATAAATTATCTATAATATCAACAGCACTTTCTTTACTAATCAATCCAATGTTTTGATTATTAGTAGAATTAATTAGATTAAAACCGCCACCATTAGGTACTAATTTAAATTTATCAATTCCAGTAAATGCAACATTATTAGTAAGAGAAATAGGTCTATTAGCATTATAATAATTTTCAACTTTACCTTCTGCTTTCCAAGCAGTATCTTGATTCCAAGATTGAATAACAGCACTATCAATAGCCCCACTACCAACAAGAAGAGTTACAGGTTCTCTTTTAAGTTTACCTTCTGTATCATAATAACCTGCAATATTAATTTGAACACCTACATCTCCAGTTTTTGGGTCACGAACTATAGTAGGAATAATTTCATTTTCTTTAGCACTTCTAAGATATGCAGTATAAGCTTTTCTATCTTCAGAAGTCATATTTTCAAATACTCCATTCTCACTAGTAATATAAGCTTCACCTTGAGTTAAATCTATACCACTACGAATAGCCATCATAGCTTGTTCTTCTTTATTCTTTTTATAAGCAGAAAGTTTACTAGCTTCTTCTGGATTAGCATTCATCATAAAATTAATTTCAGCTAATTCAGGAGTTAAAGCACTAATTCCAATAGTAGAAGAAGTTATTTTTCCACCATCAAGAACAGTATCATTTTTAGATTTAAGAGAATCAACATATCCTAATAAACCAACATAAGGTTCTTTATTACCAATTGGTAATTCTGCATGACTTTCTTCACCATTAGAATCAACTCTAACAAATTTATCACCATAACCAAAGAATCTAGGTTTAGCAGCATTTAGAAAATAATTTAAACCTCCTCTAGTGTTTTCAGCTTCTTGAACAGCTTTACCAAAACTATAAATAGATTTATTATAATCTTTTGGTAATTCAGCATATCTATAACCATTACCATCAGAACCAAATCTTATACCAAGACTAGCCGCTTTTTTCTCTCCACCTAAAGCGCTAATAAATGAATTATATACATCATCATTATTAAAGTATTGTCTAATAGCAGAACTATCTCCAAATATCTGATTAACATATTTACTATATGTGTCAGAATATTTATTAGAAGGTAAGTCACTCAAACTAATAATAGAATTATAAGTATCAAATCCATCAATATTATCTTGAGATTTACCAACTTTAAGATTATTAATATATTCTTGATTATCAATAATATCATTAAGATAACTAAGCGCATATGCTCTATCAGTAGGATTGCTAATATTACTCATAATACTATTTCTAATAACATCTGTATCAGCAGTACTTAAATCAATATTAATATCAGGATTATATTTAGTAAGAAGTCCAGCTATTGATTGTCTATTAGTAGTAATTTCAGCTTGAGCTTGTGCAGGCATAAAATTATCAATACGAACAGGAGTACCTTTATAAGTTAAATTATCAATAGCTTGTTTTCTTTGAGTATTATTAGCAGCAGTTTTCTGAGCTAATGCTAATTGAGCTTTCCATGCAGCACCATATGTAGTATCACTACTTTGATTATAAAAAGTTGCAGCATTATAGAAAGGGTCAATACGTTTAGCAAGATATTGTTCAGGAGTAAGTAGAATACCATTTTTATCTGTTATATCGGGATTACTACCATTTTGGTCATATTTCCATTTAGCAATCTTATAATCTTGTTCAAGACTAGCTTTAGCACCGGGAGTATTTTCAATAACAGCTTTAACAGCTTCAGCAAGTTTAGCTTTACTTAATCTTTGCCAATCACCTTTAGTATGAGAATAAATCTCTCCTGTAACAGATTTAGTAATATCATCAGTGACTTTTCCATTAGCATCAAGCCATCTTGTTTGACTACCGCCGCCTTGTTCTTTAGCAGCCCATTGAAGTGCTTGATTAAGTATTTGGTTCATAGGAATTTCAGAAACTTCTTTATCAATAGGAGCCCATTTACTTCCACCAATAACATTACCATTCTTATCAGTTATATCTTGATAATTATATTTATTAATAGCACGATAATAATTCTTATAATCTTCAGATAAATCAGTACGTTTATCAAGATTATCCATATAAGCTTTATAATCTTGTTGAGCACGTAAACGACCAATCATTCCCGGACTTGAAGTTATATCTCCATAAGTTCCAACTATATCATCAAGACTAGAATAAGCATTACCATATTGCATATTCTCTGTAAGAGCATTTCGAACTTTATTAAGTTGTTCTTGACGCCAAGCATCTTCAGCTTCATTTAAATCTAATTGAGCAAGTTGAGCATCAATTTGAGATTTAGTTTGAATAGCTTGTTGATGTCCTTGTTCAAGAGTATTATAAGTTTTAGCTAAAACATTTAAGTCAATAGGATTAACTTGTTGTCTAAAAGTAGGAGTATAAAAATTTATAGGCATAGTTATTTTCCTCCAAGTTTTCTACGTTTACGAATTACAAACTCATCATAATCAACTCCAGCATCTCTCATTATTCTATCATCAACATTAGGAGCAGATGCTCTCATAGCACCAATAGTATTATTTAAAGCTTTACGATTTTCATATCTACTAATCATATCTTGAATACCAGCATTAATTCCACTAAATAAATTATTAATATTAGTTACTTTAGCTTCTCTAATACCATTATCAAATGCTGTTTTTCTATCTATATATTGATTGTATTGTTGAGCATTAAATTGACGAACACTTTGTTGATTACGTCTATCTTGATTAATAAGATTAGTTTCAATATTTTCTTTATTACCATAAAGTTGATTAACAGCTTGACCAGCAGCATTACGAACTCTTTGTTTACGAGCCAAACCGACACCACTACTAGCAGTATTAGAATCAATATCACGATAAGCTTCAAATTTATCTTCTCTAATTCTATCAAGTTGAGGATTAATATTATATTTAGTTTTAAGTTTATTAGCACTAATAAGAGTAGGTCTGCCAGGGCCTCTCATTTTATTAATAGCTCGTTTACTTGCAAAATAACTACCTAATCCTCCAGCAATATTACTACCAAGACCTATCCAATCAGCAGTAGTAATGTTTTTAAATTTACCTTGACCTTTACCATCAGATTGACTAGATTGTTTAGCAGGAGCACTAGTAGAAACAGGTAAAGTAGTAGGAATACTAGCTTCTATAGTAGGAAGATTACGATTATAAGTAGCAGTAGGAGGAGTTTTAGTAGAACTAGATTGAACTGATTGACTTGACTTATTCCTTCCCCTACGGGGGGTATTCCCTTTAGATTTAGTAGCAGGCAAATTTGGAATATTAGTATTATCAACAGTTATATTTTTATTATTACCATGACTCCAACCAGCTCTAACAAGACCACTAGTAATAGCAGGTCCATTATCAAATAAAGGAAGTTCACGTTCTGCATAATATTGAGGACGAGCATTTTCTAAAGCATTTTTTCCACTTCTTGTTTGATTATAAAACTCATTAGTTCCATAATTTATTTCTCCAGATTTACCATTAATCCAAGATTTAAAATAAACTCTTCCATCATATCCTCTAGTATAATTACTTCTATCTGATTTAAGATTAAGTTTTCTATCCGCTTCTATAAGTTTTTCTATATATTCTTCACCTTTAGGGATATTAGAAGCAGGTAAATTTCTTAATGGAATATTAACATTAATACTATCTTGATTAGGTATATTAACAGCAAGACTATATCTTCCAGGTTCATTAGTACGATGTATATCAGTAACTTTATAACCAGTAGGAACTACAATATTTCTAGTACTATTACGTAAATCAGTTAAATATCTAATCTTATTAATTTGTCTATCAGACCAAAGTCTGTCAGCTTTTAAACTATCAGGATTAGTTCTTCTTCCACCATCTATAAGTTTATCGTGTCGACCCCCCGTAGAGGATGGAGAATGAAGCAATCCATTCTTAACATTACCACTAATACTAACAATTAATCCATTACTACCTTTCTTTCTAAGTTCAGGATATTTATTATAAACTTTAGCTTTAACATCACTTCTACCATGTAATCCAGCTAATCTTAAAGCATCAATAGCATCAGCTTTAGTAGGAATAGGATAACTTCTATGTCCTCCAGCAAAATCTTTTTTAGCTACACTAGGATAAGGTTTCTTTTTAGAACCATAATCTTTATCTCTGCTTAAACCACCCATAGCTTTTATAGTACCATCATCATTAATTTTATTTCTATCTTTAAAATCTTCTTGAGCTTTAAATACTTTATTAGGATTAGCTCCACCCATAACTAATTTAGCAGGACTAATTCCATTAATAATTGGTTGAGCAGAATAAACTTTAAGTTCATCACCATTAGTTTCTACAATTTCACCATCTTCTACTTCAATACCAGTTTTATCACTAGGACCAATATCAATACCACCTTGACTATGTTTTCTTCCATTCATATAAAAGAAATTATTACCAAGAGGATGAGCAATACCACCATCAACTACATTAGGAACTTTTCCATCAGTAGCATATTGTTTTTGTGGGATATTTCTTCCATTAGTTCTAGGAGTTTGAATAATATTAAATGGAAAAGTTGGTCCAAGGTCCTCATCATTAGGAAAAGATTCTTTATTAAAATTCTTAACATAATCAACAAGTCTACCGGCAGTATTATCCATTAATTGTTCTCTATCATTTCTAGGTATTAAATTATTAATACCATTATAAAGAAATTCATTACCAAGTCTTATTAATCCGGTAGTTTTAGCTACTTTATCATAAACTCCACCAAGTGGAGGAATACCACTTTTAATAAATCTGCCATCTTTAGTAACTGTACCTTTAAATTCACTAGGCATGTCACTTATATGAATAGTTTTATTTTTTCTAGGCATTGTTATATAATATAATGAGAAATTAATATTTTATTGATTTTAAGGCTCTCTGTTGAACGATAACATATAATTCGATTAATAGTTCATACTTATATGTAATAATCCAACAGAGGGCAAAAGATTAATGTCTACGTCCGCCATACCGATATGTTTTCAGTCTATCTCTGTAAACTGATGGAGGCATAACAGACTGTTGACTATTACCATTAGTAATCCATTCAGGATGCTCAAGACCAGTTTTAGGAGCACTATAAACAGATTGTTCGTCTTGTTTAACTTGAATAGGTTCTTTACCTTTATTTCCAAACATACCACCAATTAGACTTCCAGCAGCTCCAATGGCAGCACCAATCCAAGCTTTTCTACGTCCACCACATTTATATTTATTAATAAAACTAGAACGTTGATACATAGTCATTGGATTAGTCATTTTATCAGAAGTAATATTAAGTTGCTGTTGACCTGATTGAAGTTGCTTACGTTTTTCAGCTTCTTGAGCAATACGTTTATTTTCATTAATTTGCTGATTAGCATTAATACCTTGCCCTATAGTAGCACCTAATTTATCAAGTCCTTCTACACCAGTAACAGAACTTGCAAGACTTCCCAAACCAGGAAGAGCTTGAACAAGTTCTGTACCAAAATTAGCTTTACGTCTAATTCTTCCACCACATTTAAGGGTAAGTTTATCATTATATTGATTAACATAATCTTGATTAGAATAAGCACTAGTTAAAGCTTGAGCATTTTGTAAAGCATCTTTATGGTCTTGTGCAGCTTGAGCTTCTGCTTGAGCCTTTTCTTGAGCTTTCTTTTGTTTATTACCTTTAATTATACCACCAGCTATACTAGCAGCAGCACCAATAATAGCACCAATAAATGCTTTTTGTCTTTGTCTATCTTTGTACTGTATCATAATTTTCTAAATTGGGTTTGAGCACATTCAAGACTTTCAAATTCAATGCGCTTATTATCTGTATTATTAAATATGAAACGAACTATAAAATAATTACCATAAACTCTACGAAGTTTATCACTTGGAGAATTAGGATGTTTATTAATAGTATTACGAAAATAATTAAAGTTATATTGAGTTAGTTCATACCAAGGTTTTTTATAAGCATTAAACTTATTAAGTTTATCAATATTAATATCAATATCATCAGTATCATTATCTTCATTAAATATACGAAGTATATCTCCAGCATAAGGATGTTCTCTTAAATCTACAGGATTATTAGTATTATCACTATAGAAAGGAATATATATTTTGCGTACTTTATATTTAATAAATTCAAGAAACTTAATAAGTTCATAAGATTCATTAATAATAATATCAATATAACTATTATAAACAAGTTCTGGTTCTTCGCCAACTTCTTGTCTTGAAATCATATAAAGACTTCTACTATCATCACCCATATGAGTATTAAATCTACCATAATTATATTCATTAGTAAACACATGAAGAGGACAATTAAGTCTATCATTATTATGTTCAGTTTGAAAATAACATTTAGTTTTAGTTGACCAAGCATTATTAAAGTAATAATCATGTAAACTAATAAAGCTACCAACTTTATAATTAAAACTTATTACTTCATTATGAGCTTCTTCAATAATAGTTTTACTAACAGGATTTATATTATCATATGTATAATCAAATTTAATTAAAATACGATTATTATATTTATCATGAGCAAATCTAACATTATTAGGACGATACTTATCTAACCATAACTTTATATCTTCATACATTAATTTAAGTTGTCCATCATCAAATTGATAAAGAGTATGAAAATCGTCATTATAGAATATATAACCAAATTCTCCAACTATATATGCTAAATCATCTTGCAATCCACCATATCCTTTATCACTAGTAAAAACTTCTTTATAATCAACTTCAAAAGCATCGGGTTGATAAAGTTGTACATTTTCATCTCTAGTTTTAAGTGCAGCACTGATATCAAACATAAACATACTATGTTGAGTATGTACTAATAGATAATATCCAATACCAACAAGATTAGTAATTATTCCTTTATTTTCAGTAATATTTTTATAACCTTCAATAGGAAATACTCTCCAAGCATTAACTTCACTTTCATCTTGAATAATATTACTACGTCTTATAGTTTTATCAAAACGAGTAATATTAATAATATCATTACGATATTGAGTTAACAATTTAGGAACAAATTGGTCAACATTACCAATAGGGTCTTTAAATAAATCAACACTATTCTTAGGTTCTACAAATGTACCAAAAGCAACACTTTTCTTGTCAGTTTCTTCTTTAATACTAAAAGCTATCTTACTAGGTTCATTATTAAAACATTTACTTTCAAAGAACTTATCGCTATAAAGAGGAAATTGAATATATTCAACAAAAGGTTTATCAAACCAACAAGGATGTGTACCATCAATATAATAATAAGGAGTATTATCAGGTGAATATAATCTATAATCTCCTTCATTCATAATAACTCTATTATCATTATATACTAATACTCCATCATATGTCATTCTACCATTATATCCATGTTCAATAGAATATGTTCCACTAGAATAACGAACATCATTAAGTCTTATAAGTTCTTTTTCTTTATTAATATAAATGTTTCTAGTACAATTAAGAACAGTAGCAAGAAACATAGTTTCAGCATCTAAAGAAAGTTCTTTATAATCATCCATTTCTAATGCTGTACCTTTTCCAGCTCTATCATCTGCGATACTATCAGCTACTACTAATTTATAATTATTAATAGGTTTATATACATTTCTACTTATTACTCCTATAACAGGCATATTATAACTATATAGATAAGTAGTATTAACAACCATATCAACAACATCAGATTTTTCTCTAAACGGTTCAAATGTACATTTACCATCAATACGAATTATATTAAAATCATATTTAATAGTATCATCAATGTCAAATCTACCACTATATAGATAACATTTATCACTAGTATAATTATTAGAAACAAAACCTGGCTTAGCAGCATAATTAGATTCTTGCCATGTAACATTACTAGCTATATTAGCAAAATCTTTTCTAGTTAATAATCCTGTATATCTAGTAATAGGTTCTACTTTTTCATAACTAACAAACCAACCAACATAACCTAATTCTTTTATTTTATTCCAAAGATTATTATCAATATTAACATTAATATAGAACTTATTAAAGGTATCATTCATATTATATACAAAACCTCTAGTATGTTCTCCACCAATAGATTCAGACTTAAATATTAAATCTGGTATTCTAAATAGTTCATCACCATTAATATTTTCATAATAACCAAATTTAGCTTCATTATCATAATTGCCATAAATAATTTGATTACTAGTTGAAGTATAGCTACCACTATTTATAACTTGATAAACATATAAATCATTATATTTATCTTTATCTTGATAATCTATAAAGTAATTAGAAATAAGAATATATAAATCATCTCTATTAGCTGCTTCTAATTCGCCAGCACTATTAAGTAAAATATTAGTTAAAGGATTATTAATAGGTTCAGCAGT